TGATGCATCCTTTGATTTGTATGGAAGCTATGGTTTCAAAGTTGGTTATTTCTCTAGCGCAGATTTATGTTATGGCACTAAAACCTTCACTTCACAAACTGAAGTCTTTATGAGGGCTTATCTATATATTAGTCCTAATTATAAAGTAGCTGCTGCTGGAAACAGTATCAAAGTTTTAAGCTTCTTATCAACTGGTGGTGGCCAGGAATTAGTTTCTTTATATTTGACTGCTAATGGTGCTACTAACATCATTAATAATTGGACCACATTTATAGATACAGTCGGCACACAAAACTTTGCTACTAATTTCACAACAGGTAATTTTCACAAAATAGAATTACACTTTAGAGCTGGCACTGGTGCTGATGGTGGTGGCCAAATATGGGTAGACGATACGCTCTTGGCTAGTAACTTAACTTTAAACTTAAGCGCATTAGCTTGTAACACTCTATTAGTTGGACCTAGTACTGCTGGTATAAATTCTATACAAGGTTCTTTCTTGTACTTTGATGACATAAAAGTTGATAACTTCCCAGCAATTACTCCAGCAAGAATTCCCGACTATCATGATCTATATACCAAAGTATTTATCAACTCACCAGAGACTAGAGGATATCAAGATTTCGGTTTAAATAAAGCTGATCCTAATATACAATTAACTATAACTGGTACATATGGTTTTTATATAACAGTAAATGGTTATAGCTCTCCTGTCCTTGTCACCATTAACATAGTCGCTACCGATACTCTTAATACAATTGCATCAAAAATTAACCAGCAATTTGCTACACTAGCTTATAACGGAAGACCGTTTATATTTGCCTACGCTAGAGTTTTCTTAAGCCCTATAACAACTGGTTGGGACTTAAGGATATATAGTCAATCTAGTGGAGATTATTCTACTATACTATTATGCGTATACGGCATTTGAAACTTAAACTTAGTTTTAGGTGGAACTGGATATTTAACAGCAGTTCCAGGCGTTAGCGATTGGAATATAATAAATGATATCACATTAACTGATCATCAATTTATAGTAGCAAACGGTGTTACAACTCAGCCGCCTCCAGGATTAGATGTTGGTACGGTAGCCTATGAATTGTATTATGCTATGTTAGCAGCTGGCACTAATTTCCCAGCAACAGCCCCACAAAACAACTTCACTATAGGGTTAAATAACTCTATAGGTTTTGATCACAGCAATCAACTCTATGTATACTCTAATTTAGCGACACAAGGCTTTCAAGCGTTGAATATGAGCGTACCTGATCCTGCTCTAAATTCTCTGCTAGCGCCATTAACTACATATTATTTCAAATTAGTTGTAGACGGTGGACCTCTTACTGAGTATGCTATAATAACGACTACTGATACATCTTATCAGGGCGTAGTGAATTCAATAAATAATGTACTGACTGGAATAGTCACTGTAAGCTTTAGTATAACAAACGACATCATATTCACATCTGATTCCTATGGACCTTTCTCGAGCGTATCTACAGCTGACGGCACTACAGGTACTAGTTTATTTGGTTTTGCTTATCCTGCTGCTGGTTTTACACCTTCAGCCCTACATCTACCACCAGTCTTTGGAACTGGTACTATAATTTCAATTAGGCCGTGTCCAATAAAAACGTTTGCAATAATAAAAGATTCAATTAAAGAAAGAGCCACATATAGTTATAATGATACTATAGTTTATGTTACGCCCACAGCGCAATCTAGTAAAAGAGATTTTATAGATACCTATACAGCATTTTTAACTAGTACTAGTGCAAATAGATGGTCAACACAAAATAGTAGAACTATCGCCTTAGATTTAAGCGCTCATCCGAATTGGTTTGCTGGGTCGACAATAACTAAGTTATGTCCGCTTACTATTGGTCTTAATAACTACCTGTTAGTTGGTAACTCTAAAGGTCAAGTATTTTACTTTTTAGCTAATGTTACTTTGTATAACGAAGATATGATCATATCTTCTTCGACACCACCAGACCCTGCAACTTTTGTATACTTCACTAGCGCAAATTTAAGACAAGCTGGATTACCAACGCAAGGTGACCCTGAATTTATAAGCAACTTCTTTACTTATGTAGATTCTGTAAATAATAAGACTTATTTATTTATTTTAACTCAGAGCTACATATATTGGTCAGATATAACTGCTGGTCTAACGCCCAGTCAGTCTTTTAACATAGTAAATACTAGTAGTTCGTTAATAGTACCGAACGTAACTGACGTCGTATTCAAGGAAATAAGATCAGCAATAAGTTGGACTGCTACTGTTAATCCAACTACCCCATCAACAAATAATTATGTAATTTTTGTTGGTAAGTCTAACATAAGCACATGGAATCGCGCCCCTATTGTCTATGGACTGTATAATTATAATGGAGCGCATCCTGAACAATCATTTATTTGGAATTCAGAAAGTGTATATGAGAAATCACAAATAGACGATATAAGATCTATATCTAAATTTAACAACTGGCAAGATCCACAACAAACATATCAATTATTTATAACTAACAACGTTAACGGTCCAGAACTCTGGACTGGTAATTCTCAAAACGGTACGTTTGAGGTTGGTGGTGTAGGTGGCGACAACAGATTTGTAAGGTTTAGTTGGATAAATGCTAATCATGAAAATGGTACTGATCCTTTTGGAATAAATACTAGTTTGAGCTATTTAAGCTTTGCGACTGTTTATGATAACAAGTTATTCGTCGGCGGATTACGCTATGACATTAACACTATTGGTGGATTATATAGTTACGGGCTCAACCAGCTTCAAAATTATTTTACAGTTGATTCAACTTTATCATCAGCCTTTGTTGATACCTCTGTAAGTAATTCTGCTTTATATGTTGTATTACATGATGGAACTACGGGCAACGCCGATCCAGCTATTGCTAAAATAAATCAAGAGACCGATGCTGGTAGAGCTGTAATAGTAAGCGCTATAGATCTTGAAACAGTTTCTGAGTGGCCATCGCAATCTGCTTTTCAAGTAGTATTGCTTGGATTCACAGTCGGTGGTATAGTTTATGACGGCACTTACAATGTAGTATTTAATGGAAATTTCTCTGACATAAATGCGATTGTGACGGCAATGAATGGTGGTGATGTAGCAGCTGCAGGATTTAAAACAGCTATAAATACAGCTACTAGTACTGTAAGAGATTTGACGCCAGCAATAGAAGCTGTATTATTGACTGATATAGTATTGTCTGGTTCTGTCTATATAAACAAATTTAAAATTGCAATTCAAAGTAAGACTTCTGATCCAGCCGATCACAGCGGGTTCACTAGTCCAACACAACCAACTCAATCTAATTGTACTATAACCATTAATAACCCAACCACTGGAACTACTATAGTTGGCGTAGGCCCCAACACTCTAGAAATATTGGCTGGCACTACAGCACACGCTAATTTACAATTAATAGATTGGAATAACGCGAAACTTAGACAAGTAAAAAGAGTCTCGACTGATTCATTCGAATTAAATTTTGGAACGCTAAGCTATATTAACATTACTCCATATATACCCGGCGGATATTCTATACTAACTGGTAGCTTTAGATTGAAGGCAGATCCAAACGACGAGATTGGTTATTCACAAGGCGACGGCCTAATTCTAACTAGCGGCACTACGCTAACATCGTTATCCCCAATATATAATGGAATTTACACCTTCAAAGTTGAGTTTGATGCAACAAACATTGCGGGAACTGCCCAGGTTACTAGAATTGTATGCGCAGCTGACTCTAACGGATCTTTGAGTGGAACCTACTTCTTAATTAACACGCCAACTAAATATTATTATGTTTGGTACAATGTTACTGGTTTAGCCAGCCCATCTATAGACCCACAAATATTTGGATGTTCACCAATAATGGTAACAATCCCAAGAGGTACCAGTGCAGCAACTGTAGGTACTACGACTGCTTCTGCCCTAACTACAACCTCAGACTTTATAGCCTCTTCAACTTTAGGCATAATCACAGCAACAAACACATCTAATGGTCGCCTAGTACCAGCATCTGATGGAGATACTGGTTTTGGGATTACTACTACAAACATGGGATCTGGTGGAAATGTTATCAACCAAATTGTAGTAAATTCGGCCAGTGTCACAACAATAAGTAGTTTAATAATTTCTATAAATTCACAAATATCTGGTGGTGTAGCAACTTTAAGCCCTATTGGTAATACAACTGACTATTGCGACATAGTAATAACTTCTCTCACTATTGGTAATAATTCTAGTGTAAGAATTTTCGCAGATACTTTGGGCAACTATCTATTTACTAAATATGGATTGGATATAATACCTAATCAGCCAGTTCAAGGAAGTACGGGTCTTAATACGGCTGGTTATCAGACACTAGGATTTACTTGGACTAATTCTGACTATTTCTTAGAATATAGTTATCCCAACAGCCCAGGTACTGGCCAAGTAAGAATCTATATTCCGAATGGTTCTACTAGATTGAACACTGGTTCTACTATTTATTTAGATTTTTGGGCTTGGACTACACTAACTAAGATTGCGGCCAAAGTCGGTAACCCGCCACAGAATACTATTCCAGTAGCTGGTCAGTGGACTTATAAGCTAGAATCTAAAGAAATTGTTTTGGCAGTAGCCCCAAGTACAGTAGCACCACAAGACATGATTTTTGTAGATCTAGAAGTTTACAAAGTTTTAGCAGAATTAGATTTAGGTAATACGCCGCCAGTTGATCAGACTGCTATATCTGATACTTTCTATGGTACTCAACCATTCAATCTGACTAACGGGGATGTAGCCTTAAACAGACCATTAGCAAGAGTAGAAGCTTTAGATTATGGTATTTTCTTGTTGAGTACTAATACTTCCAACTTAGACAACACTGGTTCTAATTCACCTATAGTAATAAACTATTCTTTCTTCTTGCCTAGAATAGATCTATTAATGGCTCAAAAAATGCCGGATCAATATGGTAATAGAGTTATAGAAGTGAAGGGATTATCAGATTCAATAATGCCATGGGCCGAAGTACCACAAACAACTTTAGACTCTACTTCGATGTTATACGGAGCCTTTGTTAGCTCTCAAGATTATAATAACAATAACATAATAAGTCTGCCATGGTATAGTAACGCTGATGTAGATAAAGACAAAGTTTATTTCACTGGTGAATCTGTACATTATTTTAGCTCCGATCAAAACTTTATATCAGCTAGTGGTCTTAAGTATATATCTAGAAATATAAACTTAGATAAATTCATTCTTAATAATGATTACGAATTAGTAGTAGTCACAGATCCAGTCGGAATCAATAGTTTCCGAAATAGAGACGCCAAATATAATAATCTAGATCAGTCTAAATGTATATTCGTTAATAATGATACTGGTAGTGATGCTTCTGATGGTCAAACTAAAAATTCGCCCGTTAAAACATTACAGAACGCAATAAATCTAGCCACCAACACTAGACCTTACGTCATAATAACAAGACCAGAGAATTTAAACCAAACTGTTTATACTTCAATTACTATTAATAAGGGTTTTGAGATTTTCATAATAGCTGAATATATTGCTGCTATCCCCCAAATAACAATCAGCAGTCCTTGTTATTTACAGGGATTAAACGTTGGAGGCACGGCGGCGCCAGGCTTGGGTATATTAATATTGAATGGCCATGATTTAACAGCTAAATATTGCAATATTCAAACAATAACTACAGTAGGATATCCATCTGGATCTGCAACGTACAGTAGTATTAATGTAGCTGTTTACAATTCTATTATAGAAGTAAATGGTGTTGTAGTACTAAATAATCCTATAATTCCATTGAATATAACTGGAGCTACTAATGTATTATTTCAGAATGTATTTATTAGAAGCAGCGCACAGATACTTAACTTCAGTCCGGCGACTTATAGTATAACAGCGACTAATACTTTTACATTTAACAACATAACTAACGGTCAAGGTCATGCTGGTACTACTATAACAACTGCTGGTGGAGTATCTCAGAGCATTAATATAACAATTAATAATTCTATATTACCAGCTAACGACGCAGCTGGAATCACAAACTTTGCAACTAACGCTGTGGTGACTATTAATAGATCGTTAACTTATAGATTGGTCAATGTTGATTCGGGATCTATTGTAACTGATAAATCTCAAATTGTAAGCGTGGGCGATATTGGAATAAATCCTATTACCGGTTCATCAAACTCAATAGCGAGAGGTTTCGCAACTGATTCTTTCGCCATAAACTATATTGATAGACACATAGACGCAGGAGCTTTCTTAGAAAACAGAATAGAATTAGGAATAGCTAATCAGGCAGCTCCTTCTCTAACCGAATCGTTTATGCACCTACATGAACAAAGATTACAATACAGATATAGTATGTTGGGAGATAAGTTTAGCTTCTGGATCCGATTTCAATTGATGACAGACTATACCGTTCCATTTGTATTATTCGATACACGTTATGATGGCGACTTTAATGTTGATTCAGGATTGTGGAATTTAAACGGTAATGAATTTATACAGATTGTGTATGACAACAACACCTATGCTTTACCATATCTTGATGATTCTAAATATTGTTTCAAGGTCGTATTTAGTAATAACTTTGCAACTTACGTAGCAGTCATTGGCCCATATTTTACAGCCTCAGACAATCAGGAATTTGGCGGACCGAGTGGTCCCAATGGATTCTGGCACGAACTAGGTGTCGTCTATTCTTTAAAGGATATCTATGACAATAAGTATGATTCAATTACAGGCACAGGCGTTTCTAGCTTAACTCCTCAAACAGTAGGTAGTCCTATTTCTAAGAGTGTAGTAGTTGATAGTAATAGAAAACAAGGTGTCGTTATTACTTTATGGGATAGTAAAGTAGACAAGATCTACGCACCTTCGTTACCGTTATTTGAAGATCTGAATGGTAATCCAGTTGCTAACAGTAACTGGTACCCCGGCGTATCTATAAGTAATTTCTTTAATATCGGTGGTGGTTGGTCAGCGGAGTGGGATGGAAGTATATGGTCCACGTGGATACCTTCTAACGGACATCTTTCAATTGATAGATTCTTAGTTAGTCACGAGGTAATTCCAGCCAATGTATTAGTCAGCATCGGACCAAGAGAAGTTATAATCTTAGATGAAAACGATTGGCGAACGGGTAGATGGGATGACAAAGATACAGACATAATAATACATTGTCAAAATCCAAATCCATTCTCAGAAAACGGACTTTATCCAGAACCAGGATATCAAGTTTCATTCCGCCCATATGAAGGGTTTGAAGGCAACGCAATAGCTATAGAAGAAGCAAGTCCAAACCTTATACAATATGGTCGCTTCCAGATGGGTCAATGGTTTGATAGAACTGCTGCAAGTCAATGGGCTACAGGACCTGTAACTGTTTATGAAGAAGTTCAAGCAACTAGTCCTGGTGTAGCTATAGCAGACCTTAGAGGTGGAAATTTAGTAGTCGATTTCTTGAACACTTCTACATTAGTTATAGCACATTCAACTACAGTATTAATTGGACCTACTTTACCCTTCTCGCCTCCAACAGTTTCAATGGATATTACCGGAAATAGTATAGTAGTGGGCTACATTTATTCTGATAGTTTCTTCTATTTTAATACAGTCAACACTAATACTTATTTATTGGGAACAACAGCGCCGGGATATCAACTTGCTAATACAGCTGGTGCTACCTATATATCAGTTACAGCTGGTGCTACTAGTTCACAAGCAATATTTACTTACGAACATACTGGTTTAGGTTACATAGTAATAATAGATGTAACTACTAATACTGTAATCGCTGGCCCAACTGCTTTTAGTATCGCTCCAATAACTTACAGTAACGCTAACACTTCTGTAGACAAAGATGGTAACCCAACTTACGTTATAGTTTATGTAGATGCAGCCACTAAGTTCTTGAACTATGTAATGTATAACTCAACCCTAACAGCCACTGTTTACCCAATAGCCACTTTAGTTCAAACAGAAAATCCAACTCATCTAGAATGCAATAGCTTTGGGGCTTTTGGAAATACAGCTATAAAGTGGATTAATAATACCGACATGGTGGTTGGTGGAAATTGTGAAAGTATTACAGCTCCATTCTTGTTTGGACAAGTTCCAGCAGCAACTGTAAATGCAACGTGGGCCCAAAACGCTTTAGTACCGCATACCGGTGGTTTTTCATTCGAGCTTACATTAACTCCCGCAGCAGCTGACGCCCAAGCTTTTTTGGGACCATCCTCTTCGGTAGACATGAGCGGTTTTATTGCAGGGCACACATATAAATTTGCAGCATGGATTTACATTCCAGCCCAAGCTGTAGTAAATATTGCAAACTTCAGTCTCACATTTGGTTACTACAATGGATCTTGGACGTATGTTCCAGCTACACCCACGGCAATATTCAATGCATGGCAATATATTACTGCCTCAATTACGATACCTGGTGGTGCTACGGGTGCTCAAGTCTTTGTTCAAATAACTTCGGCTGAAGCTATTGGTACGCATTGTTATTTTGATGATATTCAAATAATAGATGCAGCAAATCCGACTACTCTAAAAACTGCATTGATTAACGACACTGGATTATTAGCAGTTTCACCATTTCCAGTATATGCTAACGCAGACACTGGATTACAAGCGGATGATGTATTGCTAACATCAAATAACAACATGTTATTTGCTGTAAAAGATTTTACTACACAACACATAAACTTTGCTATATACAATAGTGCACTAGACTTAGTACCCAATTCGTCTAATATAAGACCTTACAATATGAGCGACGTTGACGGAAAAATATTATTATCTAATGTGTATAACTCTAACGACTATGTAATTATTACAGACAACATTGCTGGTAACGCTAATATCATAACATTAGCTACAGATGTACCTACATTATGGTATAAAGATTTTACAGGAGTATTTCAGACTTTCATTGCGGATGTCGAATCAACTAATAGCTTATTTGGTGAAGCGGCCTTTATCGATTTTGCCCACGAGCCAATGGCTGTAGAATCAGATGTATTTGTAGCTGACGCTGAAACAGGTAACATATCGCAATGGACGACGAACGTACAATCTGGTGGTAGTATAACTGCTGAAAATGCTATAATAATTCATGGTAATTATAGCTACCAATTTCAATACAATGGATCAGGCAATGCAGTATATCTAAGTAAGAATGCTGGCCTTAACCCTGGTGGCAATCCAACGTTGTTTGGTAGATTCTACATTCAGTTGGATAGTTTTTTCACTTTAACGGGCGTCAACCCACAACTTGTTATAGCTCAATATGGGCCATCAGGTAATCCACTAGTTCTAAGTATAGTCTATAATTCAGTTGACAGAAAATATAAGTTATCAGGTTCTGCTGGCGCTTTCGGTAGTTTCCTTACTGCCAATAGTGTCATCGATTATAGTACTTCACACTATATTGATATAGAGTGGGTAAATAATGTTTCAATTGGCGGTTGGTCGGTTTGGGTAGATGGTACATTAGTTGCTAGCGATTTAGCTCAAGACACATCTTCGCTTGGCAATCCTTCAATTTTCATAATAGGAAACACAGTTGCTCAAGCTACACCACCAGCTACATTAGCTAAGATCTATTTTGACGACGCCAGATCAGGCTACACTGGACCAATAGGCGCTTATACAGCAGGATTGGGACAAGGTCAGATATGGCAGCCAGTAACTGTAGTTAACTCAGGACAATATTTCATATCTGGATTTTTTGCAGTTACCTCAGGCAATTTTATACTTACATTAGAAAGTACTAGCACAGGCGCTGGTGGGGCACTAAGTAGCCCAATTCAATATGAGTTTAGTAATTTAAAAATCGAGGGAGATATAGCTAACGCTATACACCTGACTAAAGGAACAGACACGGTAAATAATTTTACTTTGAACCAAGTAAATACTAATAGAATTGCTAGATTTACAATTGGATTCACTGTCCCGAATGCCGGCTATATAAACGTTAGACTACAAACTCCCTATATCTCTGGCTCAGAAATAGACACTCTATTTGTGGACAATCTTAAATTAGAAAATAACGCTCATGCTACGAGTATAATAACTTCGGGCACAGGTAATGCTGTTTATGATATTCACTTGAAAGAGAAGGGTAATGCCTACTTTAGAATAACCCCAGAGTTTTTCACTACTACAGCAACTAACCATACTATATTTTCTGGATACACCACTAACAGTTTGAATGTCGTATATACAACGCATGAATTATATTTTAGCGGAGCAACTAAACAATTTATTTTCTATATTCAAAATCTTGACTTGACAACAGTTCAAGTAGCGTCAGCAATATACGGAGATGCTATATCAATACCAGCCTTCACAGACTTAAATTCTCCGCATACAATTGTAGTGAACTGGGATTTATTCCACGGCTATTTGGAAATGTATATTGACACTATTTATTATTCTACTACATTCCCAGTTCAATCTAGAATAGCAACATTTAAGGAAGCTGATTTTACAGTTATTGGTAATGTATTTGATCTAAGCCGACATGCTGGTTGTCTATTTGATTTAATACGAGTTGGTGAAACTCCACTATCTACAGACGAAGTTCTGGATCTGACTTTAAAGGCGAATCCTTTCGTTCATCCATCTGATACATACATAGGCTCAGTAGGAGTAACTGGTCTATCTTTCTTTGGATTAACCAGCGGTGATTTATATGATCAAACTATATATTCAAGACAAGTTGGTAACGGTTGGGATCTAGTTATTGATACTGGTAACAATTTTCTTAACAACTTAGTAGTTCAAGTTAACGGATCTCCGTTAGCAACTTTCACAGCCCAGGGCGTCGTAATAAATGGTAGCCTAGAGGTTACAAACTTAATAGCACAAACTACGACGACACTATCAACTACTGGAGATAACATAACTCTAAGATTTGGATTTACAGGAATCCCACAACCATCTAACAATGGTTATTTCCAAGTAGATAGAGGTAATTTAGCTGACTCTCAAATTATTTGGCTAGAGGCTATAAAGGCTTGGGCGTTTAACGATGGAACTAATACCAATATCGCTATTGATGGAACCTCTATAGGAACTTGGAACGCTGCCGCTCCTAATTGGAGCATAGATGTAAACGCAAGTGGCAATTTAACGTTCTTGAGTGGAACTACCACTAACTCTAACACCACGGCCAGAACTGGTGGCGTAGAAATGTTAAGAGTGAACTCAGCTGAAGTTGCATTTAACAACTCTAATCTCCAAACTATAAACTTTAGAATGTCTGGCGGTTCCAGAGATCATATGTTCTTCCTAAATACCAATTTAGGAAACTTAACTGTGGGTAGAAGCGCTGGATTGATTCCAACTTTTACACCAAGTTACACACCTATAATGGCTGTAGATACTTTATTATCTGTGGTAAACGTCAACTCCAATAACTATGGATCTATAATGTTTGCTGAAAATGCAGGAACAGTTGGTGGTCATATAGGTTGGGGTAATTTTACAAGCTCGCCAACTTATTGGGAAATTGTAACTAGAACTGGTCAACTTAGAGTTTGGGGTAGTGACCTTGTAATGGGTAACACCGACGGATCTCGAGGAATAACATCTACAGGCTTAGGCCTAAGCTTTTTCGAGGATCCTATAAATGCTAGATTGGCATTTACTTCAAACGCACAAACACAAACTACCGGAGTTTCTTTAGCTGGCGTATATTGCTGGGGTAGTTTTACAGCCTACAAGGTATTTAACAATGTTTGGAACGATTACGCAGAAGCTTTCGATTTTGATAAACAAATAGAAAAAGATCCTGAACCAGGATTTGTTTACGAGCAAACGGAAAAAGGTCTGATCAAGTCTACTAAGCGAGCTAGTAAAGCTGCAATAGGTATTTACTCAGACACTTATGGACAACTTATGGGATCAGAAGGAAAACTATACGATGCTGAACATTTAGACGGATCCAAGATCCCAATAGGCTTGATGGGAAAAGTTAAAGTATGGATCAAAGAAAAACTTGAAATCGGCGACTCGCTAGTTTCTGCACCTAATGGTTTTGCCACTAAAGCTAATGAATATGAAAGAACTTTCAGTGACTTAATACTTGGTAAAGTTCTCGAGACCTCTAATGATAATTCTGAAAAAAGAGTTTGGGTCTTAGTGAAATAAACACATAATTTAATTCTATACCAAAATTAGGAAGCTTCTATGACAAACTTTACGCAACTTTTAAAAAAAGTAATGCTATTGAGTGATCTCAATCAAGCTCAAACTGCTATAAATAACGAGAGAGCTAGGCGTACCGCTATAAATGGCAGTACTATACCGGCATGGTCGTTTTTACCAGTTAGTCGATATGATTACGCTTCTGGTAATTTAATTACCAACGGCAATGGCGAAACAGTTTCACCTGCTCCTGCTATTTTTGGGAAGACTGGTGCAGCAGTAAATTCAACTTTTACTCAAAGCTCAACACACGTTCACTTAGGCTCTAACGCCTTCAACTTAGCTTACACGTCTGGTCTTACTCAATTTTATTGGGACTTTGCATCGCCTGAAAGTTTCACCAACTTGGGAGGCTTAGTACCAAATACTACTTATACACTTACTGCTTGGGTTTATGTGCCTTCGTCAATAATTTCATTATCAAACGTTACGCTTGCCATTTATTATAGCACAGATGGTGTTAGTTGGACAAACTTTGCCCAATCTAATTCACCAACTGCTTACAATGATTATCAGCGCTTAACTTTAATTTTTACTTTGCCACCAAGCACTACTGGAACTATTTTAAAACTACTCGTTAATGAAGTCGGGGCCACTAAACAACTTTGGGTTGATGATATATATCTTCGATCTAATACTCCAGCTGTAGTAGCTGATTTAAGAAATTCTATAAACAACATGATAAACTATAGCTGGACACAATCGGCTGTTGAATATGGTTATGAAACAGCCCTAGGTCAAAGCGAAATACTTTGGAAAATTAACAGACTAGAAGAGAACGCTGAAACTTGTAATTCTTCTTGTATTGGATTCTGTCAAGGTTGTTCAACACAATGTGGAACTGCATGTGCTACTGGTTGTGGTGCGGCTTGTGCTACTGGTTGCGGTGGTAGTTGTGCAATTGGCTGTGGAACTGCTTGTGCAAGCGGTTGCGGGGCAGCATGTCAAATTACTTGTGGTGGAACTTGTAATGAAAGCTGTAGCAGCTGTACTGGTAGTTGTGCTACTGGTTGTTCAGGTACTTGTTTCCATGGCGCTACAGGTGCTGGTTTATATACTTCGTGTAATTGTGGTACTAGCTGTAGTAGTACTTGTGGCTCTTCCTGTTCTGGATGTTATACGACATGTACGTCGAGTTGCGGAAGTGCTTGCGTAGGTGGTTGTGGTACCTCTTGTCAAAGTGGTTGTGGTACTGGATGCGCTGGAGGTTGTGGAACTGCATGTACTAATGGTTGTGGAACTGCATGTCAGAGCGGCTGTGGAACTTCTTGTCAAGCTGGCTGCGGAACCTGCGCATTACAATGTTATAATGCATGTACAGGAACTTGTGGTGGATTATGCGTTGTTACTTGTGGATCTAACTGCACAGCTATCGCATCATATGCAACTAGTTTAAGCCGATTTATTACATCGCCTTATTATTCTATTCTTCCAGGTACTATAGTAGAATCACTCTATGATGATCAACAAGTTGTGGGAACTACCGATGTTACTGCTTCGGTAGTTTTTGGATCTTACGTTGTAGTGGGATCTTCTAGTGGACGTATTGCTTCGTTTGATACGGTCCATAATTATTGGAAGTGGTATACTGGTTATTCAAACGGAACTTCAAATGGGCCGTTTAATGTTGGAACAGCTGTAAACAATCAAGCCGTAATAAAGTTACTAGTCTTAGGCACTAAACTTATAGTAGTAACACAGAATTATGTTGCTTCTTATGACGGCACTAATTGGAAAAATTATGACGGGACTGGCACCGGAACTGGACCATTCGATAATAACACAGCAACGGGCGGATATGGTAACTCAGATGCTGTCGTATGGACTACTAAATTAATCATCATTGGACTTACTACAACATTTAATGGTACAAATTTCCTTGCACATAATAGATTATCTTCTTTTGACGGCACGAATTGGAAATATTATAATGGAACTGGGACTGGAACTGGACCATTTGCAATAGATGTAAAATCAGATAACACAATTGGAAATCTTTGGGGAGTTTCAGGTTGGTCTTTTAGTTACAACGTCAAATTAACAACCTACAACACTTATCTTATTGTGTTTGGCGGATCGTTAATTACAGAAGGTCCAGGTACACCATTTACCCACTCTAACGCTGGCTGTGCTTCATATGATGGGAACTGGAAATATTTTGATGGAACTGGAACTGGAACTGGGCCATTCTTTAATAGCGCTCTAGCCAACGGCGGCCCATTGCCACACGTTAATGGCACGCTCACGACTATAGCCACAATTGGTGCTTGCGGAAGTTATAACGGGCAACTGATAGTGACTGATTTTGCTTATGGTAATACTAGAATAGCTTCCTGGGATGGTAGCCATTGGAAAAATGCTGATGGTACAGGGACAGGGACTGGTGTCTTCTATACTGGTACAGCTATTTTAGGAGCTAGCGCTCATATATTAAAATTATTAGATTACGCACCCGGCGCAACGCATTTCTTAGTAATAACCTCTGATATAGCTAGTGCTTTAGCTTCTTGGAATGGAGCTAGCTGGAGAAACTCTGATGGTACAGGTACTGGCACAGGACCATCAAACTCTGGCACTGCAGTAAATTCTCAAATAATTCAAACACTATCTACACTAATATACAGTGGTAAAAATTATTTGGTACTTGGAGCTAGTGGTGGAAATATTGCATCTTATGACGGGACTACATGGCTAAATTACAATACTGTGCCTACAATAATTACAACTGGAACCTATTTTACAAATAATCCACCAGCTGAGTATTTTGGAGTGACTGGTTATTATACGTCAATTTAAGGAGAATTTAAAATGCCTGTTTTCATAAATCAAAATTATACCGGGATAACATTCGCAGATTATCCAGTTTCAAATGTTGGGGTTTCAGCTTTTAATCTACAACACGACTGGTTTACTCAACAAGATTTATCAATCTATACTGGAGCGGGTCATACTGGAACACAGCTTCTATTAGGAGTACACTATATTTTGGTAACACAAGCCACTGACTTGTCTGCTAACTGTACAGCTGTTCGAGGTATAACTATTAACGCTTACTATCAGATTCAAATAATAAATGTTACTTATCAAACAGGCAATCTATTTATTAGCGGTCGATATGTAGCTGACTCGCTTGACGCCTCAAAAGTTGAAGTATCGCCTACTATAGCAATATCAGGTAACTACACAATAATTCAAGACAAAATAAGATCTGTCCACGCTACTACTGGTGGTGGTACTGTAACTTTGACTTTACCTACAGGAACTATCAATGATTATCGAAGAGTGCGTTATGTCAAAGCAGACGCTGGCATTGGCACTGCCGTATTGGCTGTTGATATTAGTGATACAATAGGTCCTAGTGGAACAAGTTTCACATTATATTCTCAGGGTGATTATATTGATGTAGAGTATGAAGCACTAACTCATATTTGGTGGCCAATTGGTAATCGTGTATTACCAACAGCAGACATTTATTTGGGCAAACCGATTTATTTTACAACAGCCAACACAAGTAGATCGTTAGTTTCGACAACACCTCCAATCGTAGCAAACTTTTCCACAGCAATACAAGCCACTGGTTTGGTTGGTATTCCTGCTAGCGCTAAAGCTATTATAGTAACTATTGATATAGAAGGGACAGTAGATAACACACCTTGTGAATTGTTGTTAGGCTTCTCAGATAACAATACAACTACCCCTTCTATTTCAACTAGCCATGCAAAGGCTCGTCTATATGCTTCTGTAGGTGGGACTTTTAGTGGAACATGGAAAAATGATCCTGTCCAAGTTATCATACCATTAAATTCACTTGGGCAATTCTATACTTATACAATAACTTTGAGTAACATCACAGGATCTACATATAACGTAATTGCTAACGGATATTACACCGGTCTTTAAAGAAAGGTCATTAAGTGATAAGTGAAAAGCTAGATTCTCAAATAGCCAAAGGCGCTCCGCAATACAAAGCGGGAGAAGCCAAAGATATAACTTTCTGTGTCACACAAGCTTGTAACTTAAGATGTCGCTACTGCTATATTGTAGGAGCTGATAATCATAAGAGTCTTACTAAAGATCAAGCCAAGAAAAACATAGATTTTATTTTTGATAATCCCGAACTCTTTTATGAGAACTCTGTTATTTGGAATTTTATAGGCGGAGAGCCTCTCTTAGAAATTGAGCTGATTGACTACATGTGCGACTATTTAAAAATAAGAATGTATGAAAAACGATCAGATGATTGGTTAAGCGATCACATGTTTTGTTTTTCAACTAATGGAACATTGTATCATAAGCCGGAAGTTCGAAAATTCATAAATAAGAACAAGGATCATCTCTCAATTGGTTTTTCAATAGACGGCGTAAAAGAACTTCATGATAAATACAGAGTTTATCAAGATGGTAGAGGTAGCTTTGAAGATGTTTTAAAAAATGTACCTTTATATGTAGCTGATTTTCAACATCACCCAACTACTAAAGCTACTTTATCACATGACTCTTTACCTTATATTTTTGAGTCAATCAAATTTCTTTCGACTTTAGGTTTAGACATTTACATGAATACCGTCTTTGAAGATATTTGGCAAGATGGTGATGATGATATATACTATGACCAGCTTTTACAAGCAGCTGATTGGCTTATTGAAACAGGAAAGTGGCGTACACAGGTTGTGAGTTTGTTTGACTCAGCATTAATTGGACCACGCAATAATAATAACAAAAATTGGTGTGGTTCTGGTAAGATGTTGCACATAGACATAAACGGTAAACTTTTTCCATGTACTCGACTCGCTCCATATTCTATGACTTATAGAAAAGAAGGATTTTCTTTTGGAGATATAGAGCGGGGATATGACCAAAATAAACTAGATGCTTTTCTCAATTTGACTAAGCCTGATCAGAGCGATATGAGTTGTTTAAGTTGCGACATAGATGATGGATGTGCTTGGTGTACAGGCTGGAACTATGATAGATACGGCTCAATATTCAAAAGAGCCACCTTCATATGTAAAATGCATAAGGCCAGAATGAAAGCCAATAGATACTACTTTAATAGACTAGAAAGCTTGATAAAAAGTGAAAGTTTTGAAAACAGTCTAAAAGAGAATGCTCCCATCTGGGAAGCCTTAGCAAAGGAATAATATGGTTCTTTATTATCTAAGTGGTAAAATTCATAGCGACTGTCATTATGAAGACTTAGAGCTTGATGATATTGACATAGCCTTAGCCACAAAATTAGCCGACGAGAAACAAATATATTTGCAAGAATTTAGTGCATCGGAGTTTTCAGAGGACGGTTTAGATTTTCCAATTAATGAAAGTACTTGCAATAAAAGAATTTTAGCACCTGACATGAACATCTATTATTGTCCTGGATTTGTAGAATTGAAAGAACCTATTTGCTCTCTGAGAGAGTTTAATGAAGAAGATTTCGATAAAAAGCTTGAGGACTTCTATTTCAAAAAACTTTATATGTGTACAAGTCCCAACGTAGAAGACGTGAGAAGATTTTGTCCGGTGAAAACTAAATGTGATAAAAAAATGTGCTATTATCTAAATCACAAACTGACTGGTGATAATAGATTTCCTTTTAGCGATTTCTGCATAGTTAAGGAAAACAGGTACACTAAAAAAATGGACACGAATAATATAGATATTTTACCAATACTCTTAAATTGTTTAATAAAACAAAATGAGGCTATTCACTCTTTGGGAACTGCTCATCCAAATCCAGTAGTCAAAAATAGACTGCTCAATTTAGTTGAAGAAGTCAATGAAAATATCTCGACTGTTATTGACAGAATGGAACAAGCTGTAAAGCAAGATGGAGAAGAGGATGTCCCTTGAAAAAGGAATATATCACGGCAAAGAGAAACGCAAGCCCTATTACGACTCGCGCAGATTTGATTGGTCTTGTAAGCAGCATGGTGGATGTGCCTGGTGCTATAGCAATCGTAAAGGGAAAGATTTAACTCGACTTCGAGAATGGACTCGAGCACAAATAGAAGAAATAGAAAGGAGCTAAGATGCGAAAAATAGTTGGTCATGTCACTCAAGCGGAGAAAGAAGAAATTCAAAATATCTTCAATCGAAAACGAGGTCTAGAAGAGTTATTCAATTCTCTCGTATCAACTAAGGCTGACGTCAAAAATAATCCAACTTATGATAGGCTGCTAAAAGATTATACTGACACTACTACTCAGTTTCACGATTGGTGGAGCATGACATCTCAGAGATATCTTTGGGAAGGCATAGACAGTAAATCTTGGTTGATTGATTTTAATACTAACGAAATTTACTTAGAGTAGAGATACTCTCCTTAGCCGGTACTCTTTTGGTACCGGCTTTTTGTAGCAAGATAATTTCATGAGATGGGAAGCGGGACAAAAATATTACTACATCATCCACTACAAAGAAGGCGAGATTGGTGCTGTTGTAGTAGTTCCCAAAAAAGACTCTAACGACTTTTATCCCATACTTAAGATTGAAAAAATACTAACACCCGATGTATATTTAGGACACTCTGATAGAATTATCGAAGGCCACGAGATTAGTGCTAATGAACTACAAGGCGGGGCTGCCGAAAATCATTATTTTGATCAATATGAGTTTATAGAAAGAATTTTTATCGGAGATCCTTAGTCGGGTAGTTTGTGGAAGTGGGCAATCACTTCGGAACAAGATTCGCCGCTCAGTTTAAGTGAAGGCTCCTGTTCAAGCGATTCTTCAAAGTTTATCAGAGCTTCATCACTCAAAAAATCCCACGGCTCAATCAACCCTTTTATTTCTTCTTCAGAAAGAGTAGGCATAAAAATAGTAGATTCAAAACGCTTGGCCCGAACTACTTCTTGTTCTTCTTCTAACTCATCAGCAATAGACTTACGAAGAATTCCTATCAACCAGCTATTAGCCCAATTAAAATCAGGCTTCTTGGGTAGTTTTGTAGTCTTGTAGGCCTCATCAGCTGCTTTCTCGTATTTGTCATATAAGGCCATCAACTCATTCAAGTCTAGTTTAGCCTCTCGAACAGCAAGAATATCTTCTCTGGCTTGACCAGAGATAGGATAGCGTAATTCACCAGTAGCGAGAAGATCTACAGCCTCAGCGAGAATACGAATCAGGTGATAGCCGAATTTCACATCATAGCCAAGGGTCTCAAAAGTCTTTGTGTGTACTCTCCAGCCATATGTGTCATATTCGGTCTTGAGGTGTTCATAAATCATTTTGATACTCATGCCAAGGTGAAAAGACTCGCAGTTCGCTCGCATGTTCTTGTAATACTTCAACATGCTGTTAAGCTGGTTGGCGTCAGTTTCGTTTATAGCAATATCGTCTCTATCTCTTTCTTCAGGACTGAAGGAGTCGACTATCCAGTCTAGGCCTTTAGCCAGGCTGGTGAATCTCTCACTCTTTACGGTGAGTTTCTTCTTTTGAGAATAAGCGTAGCCTTTGAATGTGTGATAGATTTTTTGAGAGATGATTTTGTCTCTGTTCGCCACAAGACTTTGCCATTCTGGTGAGGTCATCAAGATGTTTTCTGGCGTAGCGAAGAAAAACTCTACAATGTTAGGGTTGTTTTCCAAAGCTAAGTGAAGATATTTGGGTAGGGCGTAAACCTTATCGTCTATATCTTCTGAGGTGTTTCTTGTTCCTGCTGCGGAACTCTTAGTCGAGTTATCTACTTCTTCTACATGCTTGAGACCAAGAATATACTCGCTCTTGGGAATAAACACACCACCAAAGTCCTCATCCGACTCTGGATGATTCAGACCATAGAGATGGGACCCCGTGCGCAGTTTGAAAATCAATCGTCCTTGTTCCATACGTGTGTTTCCTATATTAGATTACTATCGAAGCTAAATATGCAAGATAATTTCTAATGGAAATAGTAACTAGATTTATGGACGTCAAACCCGGAATGTATTTTTCAAGTGAAAAATGGGGTGCTGGCCGTCGGGCACTTGTACTTAAAAAAAGTGCTGAGAAAATCACAATGTTGATGTTATCCAAAGATTCAGCTGAAGTTTGGGTTTCATCTAATGAATGGCGATCGTCAGAATGGAAAGAAACATGGATGGGACTTGAGAAGCCAGCCCTGCTTAGTTTTTCTCAACGCAGAAATATATTTAGGGAAATATTCAAGAAAGAATTGAGGTACGCCTAATGGCCTTTCATATGTGTCCCAGGTGTAGCAACCCGATAGCTCATTATGACCGCGAGGATAGCGAACAAGAAGATGTATATTATTGTAACTTGTGTGGTTGGTCGTATGAAAACGAAGAACACAAAAATCCAAAAAAAGCAAATTGATAGAAGCTAGAAAAATGGCCAAAATCATTAGGCTAATTGATAGTGAAAAGCTCAACAATAAAGACTACTTTAACCACTTGATATTAGACATTGAAGATATAATAGAAAACGAACCTAAATCTATTTCTTATAGGGACTTTAGTAAGATAGTAATAGGACTTATTTTTTCACCAACTCAATAGGAGGAATGGATGGATATTTTACAGGACTTGATTAGACCTTTTATGCCGAAGCCGAATTTACTTTATCCCACAAGAATAGACTCACGAGGAGACCATGTTAATGTAATATCTGACCTACAAAGAGATCTATTACCCGGAGATGTTCTCCTATTTAGAGTGTTTGATAAAAACGATTTCTTAGGCAACGTTGTTAGCCATATTACAGATTCGCCCTATTCTCACGCAGAGTGGCATATAGAACACGGTTATGCTATTTCAGCTGACGCTGGCGGAGTAGGCTACGAAGACGTCATCAATCAAACTAACCACTTAGACGTTCTTAGGCTTAATAGACCGTTGACAGAGGATGAATATATTGGAATGAAAGTAGCTGCACTTAAAGCTATTGGCTTACCCTACAACTATCTTAATTTAGCTGCCTTTGAATACTTGAGTGAAGAAGAAGCGCTGCAAATGTCTGGCGGACAATCTTTTATGTGTAGTCAATTAGTGTCTTGGTTATTCTTGCAAAAGAACATTCAGCTCATTACTGGGCAATCTACAGCAAAGCAATCACCTTGTGATCTTGGAAGATCAGCAATTCTCAATTATATTGGTACTTATGTGTATATGGTAGAAAAATTGAGGGCTATTGGAGAAACAAAAATTTGGAAGATCATGATAATGCTTTCGCAGATTTCATTGCCAACTTTATGGATCTATTTTCAAAAAAGGACGAATTCTATAAGGGCTTGGCCGAACGAAATGACTTTTTAGCAGGCAAGGATTAATGGCAACCACAATAGATACTACCGAATGTCCTTACTGTGAATTTCTCAACGCGATAGTAGAAAGTGATTATGAAGAAATGTTTCAATATGAGGGCGAAGATTTTACTATACACAATAACTGCCCTTTATGTGGTTGGCAGCTGTATGAAAATAATTTTGGTAAAGAGAAATCTGAAATAGAGCCTAAACCAAGACAACTTAAAGAGGCTAAGAAGATAGTAGCCGTCATAGACGAAATAGACATTGGCAGTTGGGTCGATGAATTAATTACGGACTATATAATAGATAAATTCGAAGACTTAAAACCGGAAGAAAAATTAGCTAGAACTTTCTTTATAGATTTGATCAAGCTTGTGTTTGAGAAAAAGAAATGATTGAGATAAGGAAATATGTTTGGGGCGAAGAAGAAGATGTGGAAGATGGTTATGCTTTATCAAACACAAAAGCTAGATGGTGGTGTTATGTGGCGATTAGAGATAGCAAAGTTTATGGTAGAGGTATAATTGTTAGTGATCGCAATAATGATGCTTGGATAATAAAAGATCATCAGCTACCAAGAATAGCCAAATATGGCTTTATTCAAAATATATTTGAGAAGAAAAAATGAAACATAATCTATTCACTTGGCATTATAGATTTGGTAAAGCTGGCGAAGATAATCCTACATCTACTAAACACTTTTTAATTAAGCCCCACAAGACAAAAGGATGGCTTTGTGTTTTATACATTCCAAAAAATATCGGTCGTGGGCGTTGGCTTTTAGTCCATTATATTTCTATTGGGAATCCCACCAGTTCACCCAAGTTAATTTCTACAGATAGGCATAACCTGATTTTAAAATGCTGGGAAGATTGGCCCAATCAAAATTGGGCTCCTTCAAATTAAAAATGAGATTGGAACAATTAGTGGAACTTAAATCTAGGGAAGACCTCAAATCTTGGAACGACGAACAAAAACGTTTAATTCAGTATCTAATAAATGCTGGTTTACTCACAAAAAGCTATGAAGACATAACAGAATTCGGAAAATTCTTTTCAGATTACTTAAATAATTACGGCGAAACTCCTACGTTTGAAGAGGCTGAGAAACACTTCAAATTAAAAGTAAGCTAAAAACACAGAAAGCCTTAAAAGAAGTAAAGATAATAATAAGAGCTTTCCTATGGGCTTTTAGCTAAAATATACGGAGGAAAATAATTATGGCACTTTTAGTTCCACTGGTTGGAGAAATAAACCTACTTGGCAGAATGTTGAATTTCGCCAGCCCAGATGATGTTAAACTTCACCTTTATACCAATAACCACACACCTACAAGCTCGGATACTACAGCAAACTATACTGAGTCGTCAGGTGCTGGATACGCTGCTATCACACTAACCGGCTCAAGCTGGGTAATCGCAGGACCTACGCCAGCAACAGCTTCTTATCCACAGCAGACGTTTACTTACACAGGTGCTGAGCCAACTATTTATGGTTACTATGTAACAAATAACGCTGGCACGACTCTAGAGTGGGCAGAGCTATTCACAGATGGCCCCTACGCGATTCCCTCGGGCGGTGGGAGTGTTAAAATAACTCCCAAGATTTCCTTGCAATAATTCATTGTAATATAAGCAATTACATAAAATTAGAGGGTAAGCAAAACAGCTTACCCTTTTTTGTTTGTAAGATGCCTCCTTATGTTGATATCGCATATATTATTCATAAGAGGAAAGTTATGGATTTTGATTATAGTAAAATAGTAGGATGGACTGAAGAGCAAATAAGGTCAGGCGTCTATCATGATTATTCTAACACTAAAATTGTTAAAGACACAAGAAAACAAGATCGGAGATATAAAATATTTCCCGGTGGTAAAATTAAATACACTTACTGGGTTTGGGAAAAATGTTACGGAACTCAAGCCCCATTTAATTTGATAATTCATCACAAAGACGAAAATCCTTTAAACGACAACATTGAAAACCTCACCCTTATGACTAGAGGCGAACATTCTAAGTGGCACAGCCAAAGATTAGTTGGCAAAACTTACGACGAAATACATGGAGCTGAGAAAGCTGAAGTTATAAGACAAAGAATAATTGACAATACAAAAGAAGCATTAGCATCTCCCGAAATGCGACAAAAAATTTCTGAGACTACTAAAGAAGGAATGATAGGTGTCAAGATCTGGTGTGAAGGTGGTCATCTTCCTGAAGAAGTAAAAGCTAAGATTAGTGAGAGTCGCTCTGGTAAATGTATGGGAGCGGACAATCCTAGTTTCGGTAAACCTTGTCCTGAGAAAACTAAAGAAGCAGTCAGTAAAGCTAATACTGGTAGAGCGCCATGGAATAAGGGCAAGAAGATTTCTCTAGAGCGCCCAGATATAATTGAAAATCAGAAAAAAAGTCATGCTGATATGAAAGGCGAAAATAATCCGTTCTATGGTCAAAAGCAAAGCAAAGCGAAGAATTGAAAAAGCATCTAGCTGCAATTAATACTAAACATCAAATTGGCGACGTCTGGAGAGACGAAAAAGGAATTCTCAAGTATAAAAATGAAGCCGGTAGGAATCGCCGAGTTCCTGACATATTTAATCGTATACCAGAGTTCATAAAAGACAAAGTAAAAGAAGCAAGACAATGATATATGAAGGACCTAAAATGAAACAACTAAAATATAAACTGTATGCTTGTAGTTATGGCAGCATTCTTCTTTATGAGGATGGCACAGTGGAGTTCATTCCTATGTTGTCTATCACCGTAAATGAAACGTTAGCAATGAGCGAGCTTGACGATTTAGATTTTGACAACAACGAGGTGTGTGAGTTCTTAGACGAAGATATTGAAGAATTTGAGGAGGATGAAGAAATCCACTCTACTGAAGATGTGCTGAAAAAGATTTTGGAAACGCCTGAAGAAGATTTGTGATATGGTCCCAGGCGATTGGATTGTTAATAAAGAAGTCATCAATTTATTGAAAGGTCATTCATGTGAAGATTGTTGTATGGGTTGCGGTGGAATGGATTGGGCAATGATTTGTCAGATGTGGGAGTCTAGTGAGTCTTATAAAAAGAGAATGGAAGTTCTAATGAAGGGTAGTCGTGCTTAAGCATATATCTCTTTATGATTGACTTTCTACTAACGGCTTTAGGAATACTTGGATGTATATTTGCTGCAGCTATTCTTATAGCTACAGGCATGGTGACCCTTTATTTTCTTCACATTGGATTGTGGGGCTTAGCGCTTGTAATTATTCTAATAGGCTGGCCTCTTGAGATTGCTGCAATAATAAAAATTGGAACAGATTTCTTTTAGGAGGAAATATGGGGTGGGCGAGTGGTAGCAGTCTTTTTTCAGAAATAATTCACGCCTCCAAAAAAGCGATTCCGAATTCAATTCATAGAAAGAATTTTTATATAGAAATCATTCAAGCTTTTGAAGGTGAAGATTGGGACACTCAGGATGAATGCAGAGGCTTAGATATAGCCTACGACGAAGCATTAGCGGAGCTTCATCAAGTGAGAAAGTAGAGGACACCTATGGGTATTGATAGAGGTGGGATGTGCGACACTGGTGAAAGTTATGATTCTTTTATCGCTAGGGTAAACGCAAAGCGAAGAGAAGAAAAATTAAGTCGGGTTTTAAGTTTAACCGAAAAAGAAGTGGCTAATCTTAAAAGATCTGTAGCCGCTTATCGCAAGAAACCCTTCGGAGCGCCTGACTTAGTTCTTAACGAAGGCTGGTTAAAAAGCATAGAGAAGCTTATTCACGATTGGGAATTTTTGAGAGGATCATGAACGTCTCTACACACAACAACATTTGCTATATTGACTCTTCTGATTTAGATTGGTTTATGAAGATGCTAGAATTGTTTTGGTCAGAGCAACTTTTTGATATAAAAACTGGCGAGGTAGTTAAACACTTTGTTGAGTGGAAAACAAATAACACTGAATCTTCTGAAAGATAAAACTTGTCAGTGGTGCATAAACAAAATAACACTTCATTGTTTCTATAAACCTGGCCAACCTTTACCGGTAAATTGTACATGCCCTAAATGGAAATTTACTTTTTCATTTCTATCAAATTGGGAAGCTGTTTTTAATTGTGTCAAAAAAGAAACCTATTTATAGACCGCCTCTTCCGACGGCTTGTAATACAAAACAAAAATACGAAAGAAAAGAAATTGCTGATTGGTTTTTAAGAGAAGGCATGTCCTCCTATGAATGCCCTGTTTGTGGATATTGGCATATAGGTCACAAGAGAGAAGAAAAATGACTGATAAACTATTACATGAAATTCGTGTTTTCTTAAATGAAGTTGCTCAGCGTGATATGTATGGATCTTATCGTTTAATAGCTTATAGTTTACTTGACGATATATTTGAAGAGCTAGAAGCAGAAGTAGAAAAAAATTCACATACTTCTTAAATATGATTCAACGTGGCGATATTAACACTATAAACCGTGAGATAACCAAAAATCTCCTGAGGGATAGAACTTGTAACAATTGTCGTCGAACAATAAATGCTGCGTGTGTAGTTAATCTTGGAACTTGTTTGTTTTGGAAAGAAAAGATAAAGCCATTCCGATTACCTTACGAAGAATAAAGGGGAGAATATGAAACTTTGGAAACGCATTCTTATTACAATAGGAGTTTTTGCTTTCTTTGTTGTGCTAGGGACACTTCTTTCGTTAGGCTTTAGTGCCCTAAGTCCAGTAGGCATAATAATTGTATGCGGCATAATAATTGTAGGTTTTATTATTTTTGTGTTTCATCAAACTGGGAAGATGTGATACCAAAACAAGAAGTCCTAATGCTCTTAAGATACTCTCCTTTGCATGTGGCAATATGGAAAGACCATATTCATAAATGTAGAAATGCGCCTGAGTATCACAATGGTCATAAATACGATTGTACTACTTGTGAAAAAACAGACCCAGATTATTTCAGTTATTGTAAAGACTTTTATGGACACCAAACAGCAAACTAAGAATTTACTCAAGAATAAAACGTGTGATACTTGTATACGAAAAGATCCCTTCTATAGTTGGCGTTGTGGCGAGGAATATGAAGACCGTCTTACCTGCGAAAACTGGTTAAGAGATATGAGATTCAAGTTTGTAGACGGTCAAGTGATTAAAAAGAGAAGGGGCGACTAATGTTTTGTTTTCATAAATACGGCAAAAGACAAAAAGACGGTTATCAATATTGTAGCAAGTGTGGCAAGGCTCACAGAGTACCTTGTAATCATAAATGGAATTTAACAGAACAAATTTCATGTTATTTCTTTAACGATCTAGACCATTATGTAAATGTCTATGAGTGTGAAAATTGTGGAAAGATGAAAAAGAAGAGGATATGAAAATGAGTAACATGTATTGCCTTGATTGGATAGCACCACAAGATATTGACTTAGAATGTAAAAATCTGTGCATTGCTCTTAATGCTTTGCCTGGAATAGAAACTGATGAAAGTTGTTGTGGTCATGGCAAAGAGTCGTATCGTATTTGGTTTCGTGTAACAGATTATACCAGAAGAGGCTTTTTGTTTCTTTCGAGATTAATGTGTACCAGATACTACAATTTCCTTGAGTGGCAAGTTACATTACAACACAGTGATTCTACTGGCTTCACTCGCAAAAGTGGTTGGAGACAAATTGGATATCTCTTAGAGGGGCCACCAGGTAGTTATACCTTTGATGGTAAGTCTGAGGGAGGTTTTGCTGAAGCTGAAAGCATAGCTGAAATAATCAGACGGCATATTTCTAAGAAGGAGCTAGGATATAACCTTCTTTATCATTCAGTCAACGACAAAACATATGATGAGTATTGGGAGAACGGTAAAAAGGCTCACGATACTGAGGAGTTAAAGAAAGATGCCGACTAGAAGGATTCGCGACATAAAGCCGCCGTGCAATCATCCAGATCATAGACCTCCAATGCATATGGTTTTTAAGCCTGGAGTATATGAACACACTTGCCCAGCTTGCGGCGAAGTAATTACTTTTACAGTACCACTTATAACGTGCTAACCGACAAAGATAATTCCAAGTCGGGGGATTATATGAATCAAAATGACGTAGCCACGTTTACAAATGCCATTACTCAAAAACTATATCAGATCTTAGTTGATCAAGCCAAGCAAATGAGTTTCGACGAAGTGCAGTCCAATATACTTGCCAATCAAATTGTTCCGCCTTGGAAAGAGCGTATTCAAGCCAAGTTGGCCTCATCTACCGTAGCAAAGGCAACAATTGCCATGATTGAAATTAAACCCAGATCTGTGTACTATAAAGTACCACCTCAGACTCAAAAATTCAACAAACTTAGTGAACTGGCAAAGCTTTGTCTTGAGGCATGTTTTGCTAAATTATGAAAACCCCAATTGATGTGAAATGTCTTTGCGGACGCACAGTTAAAACAATGCAAGAAACTTTACCTATGTTAGTTGAGGTTGATGAAGATAAAGATTTGATCTTTATGATTTGTGGTCATGGCGTCGTCCTTTTTGATAAGAAGTCTTTAGAGAAAAGACGTAATTAATGACTTACCCGACAATGAATGAATTGCATTCAGTTGTAAAAAAGCAAATAACTAAGAATTTACTTAAAGACAGAATTTGTGATAATTGCAGACATCGTGGGAAAGGCGCAGACAGACCATGTCCGCATAATGAAACAATCACTTGCTGTCAATGGGAAAAAGATGAACGCGTTTTATTCCAAGGTGGCGAAAGTGATTGGACGTGGGCTGACGGCACAGAATCGAGATGGAAGTGGTATACTGTTGACTCCGAAAGATAAAACAAAAAATCTTCTCAAAGACAGGACTTGTGATAATTGTGGCGCTGCATATCGTCCTTGTCATTCGATTGACAGAACCTGTAAAGATTGGGTGGAATCGAGTGCAGCTTGGACAGTAGAGTTTAAAGAAGCTATTGACCAAGAGGTCATAAAAAATCTTCAGCAGTGGATGAAATTAGCAACACCAGAACAAGAGCTATGGATACCCTCCGATATAATTGAAATCACACATGACTAAAGAGATCACGAAAAGCCTTCTTAAAAATGAGACATGCGACACTTGCATATTTAAATTTAAAAAGAATTGTTCGTGTCCCGAGCTAACTTGTAGTGGGTATTTCAAGGCAATTGAGATGAGCTGGGAACAACTAAATGGGACTAAGCATCATGGTATTATTGTAGACATTGAGGATGATGCATTCTACATTTATTGCGACATCCACAATAAGGAGTGTTGTTGCTCATTATGAAAGTTAAAGATCTAATAAAAGAACTACAAGAAGCTGATCCCACTGGCGAATGTTATGTTCGCTGTGATGCTGGGGCTCCTTTCTTTGTCGAACGTAAAGAGGGATATTGGGATGGACCATACCACTATATAGAAGATGGCAAATATCACATCTCTTCTACTCATGACAAAGTTGACATCCAATCTATGGACTATGAATCTTGGATATGGGATCACGACGGTGATTACTCTAGCATTGAAGTAGATACTTCAGTCTATTGCGCATCGGCCGAACGAAAGAAAGAGTGGCTAGAAAAGTTTGAGAAGATTTCTAAAGAGTGCAAGAAGTTCAAAGAACAATGTCTCAAGGAAATGACTTTTGATGTTCTTAAGCGACTCAACGATGATTGGCACATTTATCAAGATACCGATAAACCAGTCGGTCACTATAATGCAATGTATTATGAAAAGTATACTCCACTGCCAGGAAATCAAACAGAATTTGCGAGGGATAGACTTTGTCAAGGTGAAACTGAAGTTCTCTTAGAATCTGGTCTATTTTGTATTAATCCAGCAAATATTCATGAGTGGGTTTTAGCGTCTCCAAATCATCAGAAGGGATACAAGAAAAATGGCTAAGCCACGTTTCGATAAAGACAAAGATCCTGCCCGCGCTCAGCAACGTTGGCATGAGCTGTGGAAAGAATGGTCGCCATATATGAATAGAGAAAGTTTTAATCTCGAAGAAAAAGAGGCCTTTATAGTTCAAAAATATTTCGAACGTAAATGGGCTGAAAAACATGTTCACCAAGAAACAACTGACAATTCTACTACTTAAAGGTGCAATTTGTAGTGATTGTATAAAATCGATGAATAGTGAATACTTGATTGATAATTCCTTTTGTATTCATAAACATCCAATGACGGTAGACAGCTTTGGATTAATTCGATTTGCGTTTGCTGATGGCAATTATTGTATAGACGAATTGGTAAGAGATAAAAAATTAGATTATAGACATACTGACCACTCAGAGATTAATAGAATATTTGAAAAATATTTTCCTGAATTGAAACACTTATAGGAGCTAAGATGGAAAATAAATATGGCATTCTCCCTTACGCTTTTGAAGAAATGAACTCTGAAGTATTTGCAGCTGCTGAAAAAGAGTGGGGCATAGTAATAATCAAGAGAAGAGATTTTACAAAACTTTCTATTTTACAAAAAGAATTAGTTTACGTCGAAGCCGATAAGATTATACAGGCGTCAGAGTATTTACAGTAATTCCCGCCAAATCAGGACTGTCTGTTAAATAAGCAGTCACGTAATAAGTAAAGCCACCGCTCGGCATTTGAACTGCCCAACTACCATTTGAGCCTGAAGTGGTAGTAGCTGTTAGTATATTTGTGTCAGTTCTAAATACATTAACTGTAGCATTAGAAACTACCATACCAGTTATAGTATAAGTAAAACCCGCTAACGTCCAAGTATGAGAGGCATTATCTCCAGAGTGGATTGGGCCCTGGACAGGAACAAATCGTTGAGGCCGAAAAGGGCCCTGCCCAGGCCAAGAGTGGGTTCTAAATACGCGGGTCAATACCATTAGTTAGATGCCTCTAATACATAATCTAATAGAGTAATAGCGTTACCAGCGTTGTTTACGCTGAATTGGGCAAATAAGTTAGCCTGCTGAGTAGTAGTAGCGTCCCATCCTGCGCTAACTGCTGGAGCAGAAGTTGGGAACACAATAGAGCCAGAACCACCTGTTCCTGGGACTAGTGAGCCTACATAGCTCTCTGATTGGAATGTTCCAAAGAATATGTTATTGGTACTTGTTCCTGAACCTAACGCCCTTACAGTACCAGTCATCTCCAATTGCCAAGAGACGTTAGTTTTAGCTACAGCATTCATTTGTAAAGCACCGCTAGTGCAAACTACTACTGCACCAAATTGAAAGTTAAAAGTTATTGTGCCAGGCGTAGTAACTATATTGCTCATTTGGCCATATGCCTTGAGATGCCACTTCTGTCCTATAAAAGAGAAAAAGTTTGCAGGAAAAGTGAATAGAGCCGAAGTCGGCAATATAGTAGTATTTGCAGTTGAGGCTGAAAGTGTTGTTCCAGCGGTCTGAGCTGTAGTTACAGCTTGCATCCAAGATTGATTCATAGTTTAATTCTCCTTGGAGTTATCTTTCGATGCAATGTAGTAAATTTCTCAGCTCTTTTTCTCAAGTTAATAATAAATGCCTACGACTACTACTTGGATCTACACTACACAAACTAATACTGGATGGACTAATGGCCCGAGAGCAGTAGATAATACTGGTGGAACTTTTGCAACTATTAGTATCGGCCCTCCTAACGGACTGCATACTACTACTCCTATAACTACTAGCGCTGGCAATTTTACAACAGCTCAACTACCTACGCCGACAGTTATACAATTGGGAATTCAAGGATTAACGGCTAACACAGCCAACTGTCAACCCAGAGTAATACCACTTTTCAACGGCGTTACAGCTGGTGCAACTTATACTGTAACTTGGGCATTGGCAGAAACTACTGTTTTTGTAGATGTGACCAATGATGCTGCTGGCCCCGGTTCTGGTAACTGGACTTGGGCAGATGTTGACGCTCTTGAGTCGCGGGTTATAGGAAACCGAGTAGCCGGTACTACAACTCTATCGTTAGACCAATTTTTTATTCAAGTTACTTACAACGATCCACCAGATCCTACAGGTGGAGGAACTTTTTCTGGTTCAGGCATTACTTCATATACACCTAACTATAAGTATACAGCCGATGAAGGTTTTGGTAGCAGTAATGTAACTCTACATAATGTTTCAAATTACGTTAGTGGAAGTATAATAGTTTATCTTTATTCAACAGCGGACGTCAATCTTATAGCTTTTGGATCTGCACTTACGCAACAATTTTCTATAAATGCTGAAGTTTCTGGTGGAGCTGTACTTTCAGGAGCTGTTACTAACAATGTAGTTGATATAGTAGCTACTGTTCAAAGTGGCACAGCTCATCTATCGGGTACAGCTACAACACAAGTCAATGTTATATATACAGCCTCAGGCACAGCCCACTTAAGTGGAGCTGTAACAGCTACATTAAATTTCTCTTACACAGCCTCAGGTACAGCCCATCTAAGTGGAACTGTTACTACTCAAGTCAATGTTATATATACAGCCTCAGGTACAGCCCACTTAAGTGGAACTGTTACTACTCAAGTCAATGTTATATATACAGCTTCAGGTACAGCTGTATTAAGCGGTTCAGCTAATTATTCTCACGGCGCTGATTTTAGTTATACTGGTACGGGAACTGCTGTATTATCAGGTCATATTACAGCTACATTAAACTTCTCCTACACAGCCTCAGGCACGGCTCACTTAAGTGGAACTGTTACTACTCAAGTCAATGTTATATATACGGCCTCAGGTACAGCTCATCTTTCAGGAACAGTTACAGCTACATTAAACTTCTCTTACACAGCTTCAGGCACAGCTCATCTTTCAGGAACAGTTACAGCTACATTAAATTTTTCCTATACGGCCTCAGGCACAGCTCATCTTTCGGGAACTGTTATTAATAATGTAGTCGATATAGTAGCTACTGTTCAAAGTGGAACAGCTATATTATCAGGAACAGTCACAGCCACACCGGACTTCTCTTATGCAGCATCTGGTACAGCTACACTATCAGGAGCTGCCGACCATACAATAGTATTCAGTTATACAGCTAGCGGTACAGCCCATCTATCAGGAGCTGCTATAACATCTTTTACTCCGACTGCTGTATATGTCGCATCAGGAACAGCTATATTTTCTGGTAGCGCCAACCATACAATAGTGTTTTCTTATACAGCCACGGGAACAGTTATATTAAGTGGGACAGTTACAACACAAGTCAATGTTATATATATAGCGTCAGGCACGGCCCATCTATCAGGGGCAGCTATAACATCTGCAGAGCCAGCTTTCACATATACCGCTTCGGGTACTGCAATATTATCGGGAGCAGCTAATTTTAGTTTCCCTGGTCAATTCCATTATATTGCATCAGGAACTGCAAATCTATCAGGAACTGCAATTACCCAGGTTAACGTTATATATATCGCCTCAGGTACGGCCCGTTTATCAGGTGCTGTAACTACACAGGTTATTGTTATATATATTGCTTCGGGTACAGCCATATTATCTGGAACTGCAATGGAACAGGAAAGTTTTTCTTATACAGCTTCAGGTACAACAATACTCTTAGGAACTGTAACAGCTACATTAAACTTTAGATACACAGCTTCAGGTACTGCCCATCTATCGGGCCATGTCACAGCGGAGTTAAATTTCTCTTACACAGCTTCAGGCACGGCCCATCTATCTGGGGCTGCTATAACTAGTAACTTAAGAAACTACTTCTATACTGGCTCTGGAACTGTAGTCTTATCAGGGTCAGTCAATTTTAGTTTCCCTGGTCAATTCCATTATATTGCTTCGGGCGATATATTCATGTCAGGTACAGTTGAAGCCAAATTGGAATTTTCTTACACAGCTGCAGGTACGGCAATATTAAGTGGTACAACTATACGAGTAGTCAATATAATTTACACAGTTGTACCATCTACTATGAATTTGTTTGGGGCTGCAATTACTAGCGGTACCAAGTTTATAGTTTATACTAACCCAATTGTAGGCTCCATGTTGGCCTTTGCTCCACCTGCAAAAGTTGCTGTTAGAGCTTTTTTCACGATAGTCCCTAACAGTTAATAGGAACGATATGAATTACATTTATATAGCGTCTGGAATATTAAAATTTGATACTGGGGCTAATTGGCAATTTAATGGTATTGAAACAATAAGAGCATATACTGTATCCAGCGATAGTACTAAATTTTCGGGCGAAGCTATAACTATTAAGTTCACAGCTAGCTATATTTATTTAGGCACAGGAACTGCTCATGTTTCTGGTACAGCTTCCAATATAGATATAGGTTATATCTATATTGTAATACCTGCTGCTGGAACTAGACTTGGCGGAGCTGCTATCTATTCTTTTAAAAACTTTCAAGCAAATTTTAATTATTTCGCATTTGGAAAAATCGTTCTATGGAATACTGGTGTAGATGTAGAACAAATTAGATATTTTGGAAATGTGTATACTCGATTCGGACCGATCATATCTCCGTTAGTGAATAACAATCAGCCTTTTACTATTAATTAGCAAAGATAATAGTATGGCTAGAGTATATATTGGTCAAACTGCTCTACAAATAAGGCTTAATTTAAATCAGAACATTACTGACGCCTACAAAAGAATTTTGATAAAGTATAAAAAACCAAATGGCGTTAGAGGTTTTTGGGAAGCCGATGTTTTAGATCCCAGTATTGGCTTGATTGCTTTCAATATGGATCCAAATAAAGATGGATTTACGGACATAGGCTATTGGATGGTTTGGGCCCACATTTATTTTAAAGACGGTTCAGAGATAGCAGGCGAAAGAGTTCAAATAGGCGTTTATCAACAAGGTAAAACTTATGTAGCTTTTCCGTATGGCCAATTTTCTAGCGTTGGAGAGGATACAATAATGGCACAAGAAGCTTTTGAAATTATATACAACAATTCAGAATCAGCTTTAGCAGCAACAAACGTTCAAGACGCGATAGACGAAGTTAAGTCTGATGTAGATCACGTAACTATACCTGACGCTGCCCAAATATCTTATAACAATTCTAGCTCTCACTTACCAGCTATTGATGTACAATCGGCAATAGATTTAATAGACCAAACTATTGATAGAAGTTTAGCTCTAGTATCTAGTACTGACGGAACTATTTACATTGATCCCAATAGAACGGATAATTATGTACCAACTGGTAATGTTCTGACACCTTTCAAAAGCATTGCAGCAGCTTTAATAAATATACCTTCTGGATCTTCTATATCGCTTGCTCCTTTTACTTATTTTGAAAATGTTGCATTACCCGATGGTGTAAGTATGTTTGGAACAGAGCCAACTTTTACTATCATAAGCGGCGATATATCTACTGGAAACTATTTTACATTATTATCTAACTTTACACAGCGAGGCAGACTAACTACTTTTGGAACAGCAGTAGTCTCGAGCGTAGTAGTTAATGGAAACGTAGTAGTCAATGGGGATTTTGATAGTTCTGATTTTTCGATATTCCCCACTAATGGGGTGCCATTAACTGTTAACACTGGTAATTGTAGTTTACACTTCGTAAGAACTACTGCTATAGATAATTCCTCTTCTATAATCCAACATGGTGGCGTCATACAATTTTCCTTTTGCCAAGCAAATAACAACAGTCCTGTTAACGCTACTATATTTTCCGATGGTGGTATAATAAGAACAATTTCAACTACTGCAATAAATATTGGTGGCGGACCATCATTAAATATAGATAATGACGGTAGTTTAATATCGCCAAATGAGTTAACAGCTGTAGATTTTGTCGGCCGCATAGAAGCCGGTGATGCCTATACAATAGTAGAGCTTATTCACTTTGCTGTGCCAACTACAATAAGTGGTACTAATATAATATTAAGACCAGCATCATTTATAGCATATGATACTAGTAATACACATCTGCCTTTACCAAACATAGATCCTGGGGCTCCAGCTTTTAATACCACTGTTCAAACAGCAATAGATTTTATATGGAGTTCTTGTAAAAGTGGTATAACAAATCCAGTTTATACGCCAATTAAAGCCCCAGAACTATATGTAAATACAGCTACAAATACTTTGTGGATATGGACAGGTACATGGCACTTTGTCACACTAACTTAATATGGCAAAAATATATGTAGGTCAGACGGCTTTACAAATAAGGTTAAATCTCAATCAAGACATTTCTAATGTTTATAATCGTGTCCTGATAAGATTTAAAAAACCTAATGGCATTATGGGATTTTGGCCAGCTGAAGTATTAGATCCAATCTGTGGAATAGTAGCTTACACAATTCCACCCGGAGGTATGGATTTAACTGACTCTGGACTTTGGATGGTTTGGCCCTATGTTTATTTTAAAGATGGATCAATTACAGTTGGCGACCCGACACAATTAGAGGTATTTGAAGAAGGAGAAAGTTATATAGCTTATCCTTATGGTCAAGTTTCAAGCATAGGAGAAGGTGAGGTTCAACAATAATGGCAACATTTACACCCCAAGAAGCTTTTGAAATAGCTTACAATAATAGCGTATCACACTTAATATCTACTAACGTTCAAGATGCTGTTGACGAACTTAAATCAGACATAAACGGTATAACTCCAGCTGATGCATCTCATGTTCCATATAGTAATGCCGTCTCTCATTTACCAGTCACTAACGTTCAGCAAGCAATAGACACACTCCATAGTAATGATGCATTTCAAACAGCGTTACTAGCTAACACTAATGGTGTATTATATGTAAATCCAGCAAGAACTGACCCATATCAACCAACTGGTAATATCAACATGCCTTTCAAAAGCATATCTGCTGCTATCAATGCATCATCGTCTGGCTATCTTTTATTTTTAGCACCCTTCACTTATTACGAAAATGTATTTTTGCCAGATGGAGTAAGTATAACTGGAACAGAGACTACATTTACAGTAATAACTGGTGATGTTAGAACTGGTAACTATGTAAGCGCTGTGTCTAATTTAACCGTAAACGGTAGTCTAACTACATTTGGCGATAGCGATCTTGATTCGGTGACAGTAAATGGAAATGTTATAGTCAATGGGCGACTGGATACAGAAGAATTAGTAGTAACAGCAGCTATTGGCGCCCCTCTAACTATAAACGCCTCAGCGGGTACTGAAGAAGTTAATTTACATTTTGCCGTTTTCAATACGGGCGATGCTTCTTCATGTATAATTCAACACGGCGGTTTATTAAGAACTTCATTTGCTTTCTTTAAAAATAATAGTCTTACTGCCCCATGTCTCTTGTCCGATAATGGATCTTTTAGAATAATAAGTTCTAATTTCCTCAACGTTGGTGGTGGACTTTCCATAAGTGGCAATAATGGATCTACGATAAGTAGCCCTAACGTTTTAGCAGATCAAGTTATACAGGGTAATGCAGTTTTAGGAGATGCTTTTACTTATTTGGAAGCTATACACTTTGTAGGAGCTTCAACTATAACTGGCTCTCAGATAGTAACAAGACCAGCTACTTTGATAAGTTATAACGTTGCTAACACTGGTATTCCTTTAGTGTATCCTAATCAAACAGTTCAAGCAGCTATTGATTATACTTATTCTAGTTCGAAGAGCGGCATTACAGATCCAACATACACGCCTGTTAGAGCTCCAGAATACTTCTTTAATACTGTCAATCATAAGCTTTGGATTTGGGATGGTACAGGTTGGCATTACACAACATTGACATAAGATAACTATACATTTGGAGGATTTTTAAATGGCAGAAACTTTAGTTTTTTCTTCTCAGGGTCTTACAGAAGCTTTGCAAGCTGCAGTAGGTACTAGGAATGCATTGACGTATACACTGACAGATATAAGCTTTATAGCTTTAGACAACTCTATTAATACGGCAGGTGGTAACTTTGTAACAGCTGGTTTTGCAGTAGGACAAATAATAAATGTCACAGGCAGTGTATCTAACAACATAATTGGCGGTCTAGTAGAAAGTGTCACAACTCTTAAAATCATAGTAGCTATTGTTACTTTAACTGATGAAAGCGACGCAAACAGTATTTCACTTCATACAACTACACCAGCTACGACTTGGATTGCCCATTTAGCGAGCGTAGGTCCAGTAACGCCTGGATTTACTGATACTGTGTCAAGCTATACAGAATCCACGGAAACGGGCTATGCCCCAGTTACATTAGCATACACAAACTATGTTTGGACTGTACTTAATCCTAACGCAATTGGTACTTATGCCAACTTCTCTTATACTTTTACAGTAGCATTTGCAACAGTTACACACGTATTCATTACAGACAACACTGGATTGATCCTAATTGGCGGTTCTAAGTTAACCACACCAAACGTATCAGGAACTGCTGGTGGAACGATAAATATCGACAGTTTAGCTTTTGCAATTAGTTAATAGAAGAGGCTAAATGGCCCTAAATACTTTCACAGGTGTAGGTAACTGGGAGAACGCGTCTAACTGGAGCTTGGGTGTACCAGCTGCCGGGCAATCAATTAAGATAAGCGGTAGTTGTACTATAAATGAATTTGAAACACTAGGCTATACAGACCTAACTGTAGATACAGGTGCTTTATTATTATCCTCTAACACAGGTACTACTCTTTTAGAAGTTAATGGCTCTGTAGTTTTAAATGGACAAATTGGCAAGATAAACGACCAACAACTCCAGTTAGTAATTGCAAATACTTCCAGTGCTACATTAAGTAGCACAAACAACATTCTCAATAACATTTCTCTAACAGCCGCCGGAACGACATTAAACTTGGCCAGTAATATTGTTGTTGCTAGCTTGGTGTTGATGAATGGGATTTTAGACGTTACTCCCGCTAATTATCAAATTACTACATCATATTTTGAAATATATCCAGGTACTTCCTTTAACCCCCAAAATGGTACAATAGTATTTGTAGGCAACGCTAGTCTAATAGTTAGTACTTCTTCAAATTTATCGTTTTGGAATTTGACCGTAGCTCCGCTGAGTAATCTAACAATATATGGTGATGATACGCCGCTAATAGGCAATACGCTAAATCACGCTGAAGAAATTATTTATAAAAGTGTTTTCGCAAGTTGGGCCAATCAGATTTGGTATCAGAATTTCAATCGCGCTCATTTAACTCTTACTTCAAATTTTTTAGATAGAAGAACATATGACAATACTTTTACAACGCAATTAATTATAGATAGCTCTTTCATTAACAGCAACATACAAATAGATGGCAACAACATATTTAGCCGATCTGACCACGCTTTAACAGGCTCGTTTGCCAATACATTTACAACAGATAGTACCGACACGTTTAATAGAACAAACCTGATAATAACTGAGTCTTATTTAGATTTAGTAGACAAGAGAACATATACAAATACTTTCAATACGACTAGCCTTAATATTGCAACTTCTTACAACGAGAGCGGTACAACTGATAATACAAATAATTTCGACGCAGCTAATCTTAGTATAGCTGCATCATTTACAGACAGCAACACGACCAACAGCGTAGATGTTATCAATGGTAATAGTTTCATAGCTGTATCATTTACAGACAGCAACACGACCAGCAGCATGGACGTTATTAACGCGTCTTTAGTGGCTAGTGCGTCTTTTGTCAATTCTTATACAGTCGTTTATACCAACATATTTAATACAGCGCAAGGTGTATTAACTGGATCTTATTTGGATCGAAGAACATACACTAATAGTTTTGATACCGCATTACTTTCCCTAGCTGGATCTTTTGTCAATAGCAACATAACAAGGAGCAACAATAATTTCTTGGCTAGTTCAAACTTAGTAGCGATTGATTCGTTTGCTGTAGTCAACATAACAAGTTCAGCCGACATATTTAACAGAGCTAATTTGATTGTGACTGACTCTTTTACAAATAACAACTCTAGAACATACACTAATACTTTCAATCATACTAATTTAGTTGTAGCGTCTAACACTTTCCATATTGATGAGCCTGTGAGAAACTATACTAATACCTTCAATCCTGCCACTTTAACAATTACAGGAACTCTTTTAGACATTTATCATAGAGTTAGTGTATATGTTTTCATAAGTGGTAGTTTCACAGATAGCAACGCAACTAACAACATAGACGCATTCAATACAACTGATTTAGTAATTGGTAGTTCTTTCGTAAAAGTATATACTTCTAATCCGACGTCTTCAACTAATACTAATACCTTTAACGCAGTGGATCTAACAATGACTGGTGTATTCACAAATGGCACCAAGATAAACTGGACTGATACTTTTGACCCATCCAATACTGTAGTTAGTAGTTCGTTTGTTAACAGCTACTCAACAGATTGGTTAGACGACTTTGACAGCTTATCATGAAATTAAGTAGAGTTCTTAAAGAAGCATTAGAACAAGAAATTCGAAAAGGCCATATTGCATTAGCGCCCTTTCCATATTCAGACAGAGATGAATCTAAAGTTCGACCCTGTTTAGTGTTAGCCAAGAAAGGTGATGATATTCTGTGTGCTTATATGAGCAGTAAGCTGGAGCGCGAAGGTGTTCTAATAAAGTCGGTAGATTTGAGCTGGAGTGAATTGAAAGATCCAACTGCATTGATTCGACCAGACAAACTTGCTACTATAGACGTAAAACGAATAGAAAAAATAGTAGGCCACCTAATAGAGCCTAAACGAAAAGAAGTGGTCAACCGCATAAACAATCTAATACAATGAAAGAGCCTGAAAAAATACTTGGTGGACTTTATTTGAGTACGTGGTTTAACACGGAAGGGCTCTTCGTCTGTGTGAAAATAAATCAATACAAAGGAATAGCTAGTGTTAGCTTTCAATACACGAAAACAAAAAAACCTGATTCTGTGGGCGGCTTCAAGCCAATCTGGCCACAAAGTTTAACAGACCATTTTAAAGCTATGAAATGGGCTCCGTCTTACCTTCCATCCGTTGGTATAGAGTGGGTCGATGTAGAGTTGGCCACTCCATCAAGCGCTAAAGATATCATAAACAAAATTGATAAGAGAAATTTTATCATAGACCTTTTCAAATATGAATGAAATAATAGGCAAGCCCACTAATCTTTAGATTGAGGATAGTTCACTACTAGCCTCGACAGTTCTATATACTATATTAAATGGGCGATTCAAAACGCTTTGATTTATTTGCAGAGTATATTGCTCGCAACTTTCCTGTTTCAAAATATAAGCGTGTAGCTGATATTGCTGGTGGCCAAGGTTACCTACAGCAAGCTCTCCGTAAGTTAAGCTATGATGTCACTACGTTTGATAAGCGCCATAAACATGTTAAGAGCAACAAGATTCAATACAAGTTCAAGTATTTCGACTCTAGTATAAAGGACGACTATGATCTCTTAGTGGGAATGCATCCAGACGAAGCGACTGACATTATCATAGCTGAAGCTATTAAAAGGAACATTCCCTTTGTAGTTGTCCCTTGCTGCATTAAACCAACTGTCACGACATTCAAAGGTCAACAGGACTACAAAGCATGGGTCAATCATCTCAAGTTTTTTGCTATGCGACAAGGATATCACGTAGAGGAATACCAACTGAAAATGGCCGGAAAAAATATTCTTCTAAAAGGTTCGCCTAAATCTGCTTCACGGCGCTGAGAAGTTTCGAACGCGGCATATATTAAGGCAAAGAGATTCACCATCAACCAATAGGAGGTAAAGATGGACGACACCAAGAAGAAGACGACTCCGGCTCCGGTTGCAGAGCAGACCGATTCAACTCCGGCTGCGGCCTCCGCCGCCCCTGTAGTCGCCGCCCCCAAGAAGGCATCCCCCGCAAAGAAGCCAGTCGGCACCAAGCCCACCCAGGGCACGAAGGGCACCAAGCCCACGAAGTCGACCGGTGACAAGCCGAAGGCCCCGAAGGCTCCCAAGGCCCCCGTGGCCCCGAAGACTCCCCGGGTGAAGAAGTCCGCCGAGGACAAGAGACTCGCTCGCCGGGCCAGGGCCAAGAACCGACGGGTCAAGGCGAAGGCTGCCAAGCTCCACATTTCCGAAGCCGAAGTCCTGAAGCGCATGGCCGAACGGAAGACCAATGCCGCGGCACGGAAGGCCGAGAAGGCCACCAAGATGGCCGCCAAGAAATCGGCCTAGCTCCATCATCCTGATCACTGAGGCTGCCTGGGTATTTCGGCAGCCTCAGTCGCGTGTAAAGGGAAATAATGGCTACCAAGGAAGAAGTCTTGGCAATGCTCAAGTGGAAACCAAATCCTGAGTACGTTTGCTTAGACTGTGGTAATACTTCTGATTTTCAAGCAATTCAGGCTGACTACGATCTTCAGCTAGAATGTCTAACTTGTGGGAGTAAGAGAGTAACGGAAAAACAACAGCTTCGACAGTGATATATTATAAAGCATCAGGAGGAACCTGCAATGGCTTTCGGTAGAAGAAGTCGGATAACTGGGGATGAGGCGGTAGTCGCCCAGTCCACCAGCAGCAAGCTTGGCGAGGAAATGCAGTGGTTCTATGATCAGGTCAGGACCTTCCGAGGCAAGGTGACCGATGAAGCTATTGCAAAGGTTGAGGCGGAAATCGAGGAAAGGCACATTTGCCACCTGGTCGATATCTGTACTCTCTTCGGCTGGGCAAAGGGAACTCACACAGAGCTTCGCAATAAACTGTCTCACCTGTCCTATGTAATACTCATGAACAATAACGGCCAGGCAGATACAGCAACTATCCTCTTCTCCGCTATGAAGAGGGGTCTCAAGGATGACTACAAAGACCCAGTTGACTTGGTCCTATCCAAGAAAGAGAGCCGGAAGGCCAGGAAGCTCAGGAAGTCCCTCGAGAAAAACGACATTGACCTTGCCAAGAAACTCAGACTGCCCAAGACTGACGACGCCAAGGCGGCTTCTAGGAAGAAGAGGCAGGAAATTCGGAAGGCTGCTAAGGCTGCTGGACTTTCTACAGCCGACTACAAAGCGAAGATAGAGAAGGCAAGCTAAAAATGATCTGGTTCATTCTAACCATATTTCTCACCTGGTGGCTGATCGGATTCACCGGAATTGCTTTTTGGTGGATGGGAGAATTCGGCGACCTCGAAGGATATGTCAACATGTCAATCGCGTTCGGATTGATAACTGGCATATTCTCTTGGCTCATTGGTATTTTCATTCACGAGCCGTGGAACTGGTATCATCCGTGGAGGTATGATCACCGTAAGCCGTTCTGGATAAATGACTGAATACATTTACGGTGAAGCTCTGCCTACTTCAAGCCAAAGCTAGACTTCTACGAAAAAGGAATGAGTCAATGATCGAACGAACCATTGAATATATCCAAGACGACGAGAAGGCAACACTTCATATCATCGAGCGGCTCGCCGAATACTACGACGACGACAAAAAACATCTGAAAGAAATCAGTCTCATAGTAGACAATCAATTCAGTGGCGATCATAGAGGCTATTGGCCAAACGGCTCTATCAAGTTCCGGCATCATTACACTCACGGCGTCTTTCATGGGGCCTACTATGAATACGACGAGAACGGCAAAATCATTACACGACTTTTCTATTGTAATGGCGAACTGTCTAATTCGCCGAATGCAAACAAGCCTATCACAATCAAAACTATCAACCAGTATGGCCTTCAGGAAATGTTGGAATGGCTCAAGCACGCCAAGAAGCCATTCGACTATTTGCCTGGAGGTTTCAAGGTTCACACCAACTCCAATCGGCTAAAGCTTTTCCGCCAAACTCAAACATGCGTAGCCTGTGGAATCAGAGGTGATCACTTCCAACTCAATTGGACAAAGAACGACGTCATTCCTCACTTGAATATGTACGCTACCAAAAACGGAGCCTCTATTCTGATGACAAGAGATCATATCGAACCGAAGTCATTAGGTGGCGGTAACGGTTTGGCTAACTCTCAAGTCATGTGCTGCCATTGTAATAGTAAGAAGGGGAACAAAAGAGATCACGAGCTAGCTCAGGGTTTTTGGAAAGTAAAAGCAAGTTAATAATAAATGAGACATAAAAAAATGTCAAGGAGAATTTCATGAGTTTGGGTTTTACAATTGCAATTGTTCTTTGGTTTCTTGCCTTTGGTTTTATAGGCTATCTAATCGGTAATTCAAAAAAGCAACCGATCCTTGGTCTTGTGTTGGGTTTTCTTTTGGGGCCGATTGGGATTGCTATCATTCTGCTTCTTAAATCAAAAGCGGCGCCTACTACAAGCGGAGGCAAGGCTACGCTTGAATTTACTCATAACGTTTCACCAACAAGTATCAAGACAGCAGCAAGAACGCTAGCAGCACCAGCGAAAGTAGCTGCCGAATCTGTTGCTGTAATAGATCCGAATAGCGGAATGAATATTGTCAATAATGATTTTCAAGCTGCGTATGATGCTCTGGATCAATATATGACAACAAATCAAACGGCCACTGTCGAATATCTTACGCCCTCAGAGTTTACAATCAAGACCTATGGAATAGACTTCTATGGCTCAGCTGGTAATAGCATTTTATTTGGAAATACTGATCAATCAATTGATTTTATTGATGCCCCAACATCTATTACATCAGATATAAAATCCGACACTTATATTTGCTTTGAATTTGATTTAACCCAAGGAGGAGAAATTAAATTTGGTGGAAGTAACATTGTCACTACTTTTAAAGACCTCCTTTCAAATTTCATAAATAGCGATTTGTTTGCTGTTATTGGTTACACTTCATGGCCGACAGATGATCCATATCTTGTACCAGATAATATCACAACTTTCGCTTGGGCAAGCGATACGACACCACTTAGCTATCATAGACCAAGCGATCCGAATGGACATCTACCATTACTTCTTGGTAACAACAATAGTTTCCCACTTCCAATTGATGCTGTAGCAAACAACTATACACTGACACTTAATTGGGATCTCGCCAATATCATTGCGCACTATAACATTAACGCAAAGGATTATTATATTTTGAACAAAGATTTCATGGATAGGATGACTGTCACAGTTTTAGCAACTGCGATAGCGGCACAATGAGTAAAAAAGAACCAAAAGACCCAGTGAAATGGAATGGCTTCAATTACATGGAGCTGAAAGATTATGTGGGGCCGGAAGTCCGGCTCCATCCTTTTCTTTACGGAGATAAAATAGATCTTGACAAAGTAGTCATTGAAGGTTTCATCGTCGAGCTTCACAACATAATTACAAAGACTGTTACACAGGATAATGGAGAGGCTATCTCTCCACCAACTGAATTGGAACTTAAAAAAGTCACAGTCTCGAAAAAGAAGGGTGTGAACCGAAGAGTAGAAATTGAATTTGCTCTTCCCGTTCAATCATACAAGCAGCATACGGTAGAAGAAGAGGCTTTAGATGACGACGACGGCGACCCATGCTCGATATAATCTTTACAGGCAATTGCACATCTCAAGAAAGAAGGGTGTTCGTCTAGGTCAAGAAGCACTAGACATTTGTACCAATGGGTACTACATGGCACCTTCTGGCAACGAAGTTGATTTCACTTCCTTGCTTCTTCACGCTATGGAAGCGACATTATCCTATCCGGAAGACCTAGAACTCTTACCGCCAAAGAATAACGGATTCACTACTACCTATGAAGTCCGCAACGAAACTACTCTCGCTGCAACCCGTAGATTAAACACTAAAGGCTTTCATCCAGTCGCTTTGAATATGGCATCAGCACACCGACCAGGAGGCGGCTTCCTTTCTGGAGCCGCCGCCCAAGAAGAATACTTGTGTCGGTCTTCCGCTCTTTATCCATGTCTTCTGGATAACCCAATGTATTCTTTGCCACGCGATCCATTCGCTACTGATTATACAATTTATTCTCCCGACGTTCCTATATTTAGGAACGATGAGGGAAGGCTGTTGGAAGCAGTAGAGCTTTATTCTGTCCTCACATGTGCTGCGGTCCACGCAAGAGTCATTGGCAGAGACATGCCAGAAAGAGTTTCTGAAATCAAGCCCGTTATGGAAAAGCGTATCAAAAGACTTCTCAACATCGCAGCTATCCAAAACCATAACTCTCTAGTTCTCGGAGCTTGGGGATGTGGCGTTTTTGAAAATAGCGGAGAGCTGATTGCTTCTCTTTTCAAGAAAGCTCTCAGGCACGAATTTAAGGGCGTCTTCAGTAAGGTAGTCTTTGCTATTGCTGATTGGTCTATAGAACAGAAATTCATCGAGCCATTTATCAAAGCTTTTGCAAAATGAAAAAGCCTCTATTCCTTTTGCTATTTTTTAGTGTCGCCCAACTTTTCGCTGATCCCATTATCGGCTCTCGGCAACTGACAATCGATGTTGCTTATGCATACGTCCTAACTCACATGACTTATGTCAGCGACACTGAATTGTATAAGGTGCACGAGGGAAGCTATGCTCCCTCACAAGAAGAGGTAGTCGCTCACAACTTCAAAGGTGACTGTAAAGCCTATGCCGTTTTATTTGCATATATTGTCCATCGTATGTTGCCAGATGCAAAGATCGAATTCGTAGCTGTATATCAAAAGCATCACACTATGGGACACATGGAAGTTGATGTAGATGGAACGCGATATTTCTGCGCCAAAGGCTACGCCATTGAAGTTCACAAGTGGAGCTATGATGAATATATGAACATAGTCCACTCAACGCATGATTTAGAAGTACCTGAATCAGATCTAATTAAAATACAATAAGCATCGACAGTGATTTATTATGTTCTTGTGGAGGACACATGAACCTTGAGATTCTTTCTGAAGACGTGAAAGAGTTTTGTCGAAGGGCTTCATCCAAGCAGGAGCTGGGAATGTCTTTCATCCAAGCAAACACAGAAGTCCTCAACGAGGTGCTCCCGAACTATGAAGCCTTTTGGCAGTTGGTCATCTTGGCCGTCATCTGCCGTCGCGGCGATTTTAGCGGCGACATTTTCATGGATTACTTCCTAGACCACACTGACCAGAAAATCCACAAATTTGTATGGCAAGAGTTGGCTATCAATCGTCAGAATGGACTTGGTATTGGCAAGATGCACTTGAGCCACAAAGAGTGGAATGAAGAAGTCAAAGAGCTCATGGACATCATGGCCCAGAAAGACAAACGGACCGCTACCACTTGGCCCCTGACTTCAGAGGCATAAAATTCCCAGGGAAAAGTTTCGACAGAATGGTATTATATTCTATCAGGAGGAAGAAGGAAATGGCGAAGAACTTCATGGATCAGGCAAAGGCAGCGGCTTCTACGGCAAAACCGGCCGCGAAGAAATCTTCAGTTCCGGTCATCACCGACGCCCCGGCCGATGTCACGGCGGCAGTCAAGGCCTATGTCAAGGCAGTGGATTCCAAGAAGGAAGCCGAAGCCGAAATGGCCAACCAGTTCACGGTGGTCGATGAATTCGTCACCAAGGTCCAGGACGAGAAGGCTTTCAAGGGTTCCTTCTCCAAGTCCTACAAGGTTCAGCTTGACACCGGAGACACGGTTCTCTACTCCAGCCAGAATCGCTTCAAGATCAACCCTGAGGCCGAAGAGGACATCAAGGCTCTCCTCGGAGACAACTTCGGGGCTATGGTCCAGGAGAAGCTCACGGTCACGGTCAAGGAAGAGGTTTTCGAGGACGAGGCTCTGATGAAGGAGCTCGGCGAACTCCTCGGGGACAACTTCTCCAAGTTCTTCAACTCGAAGATGGAGCTCAAGGTCAAAGACAACTTCGACGAGAAGATCTTCGCAGTGGCCAAGACCGCCAAGAAGCTGGCCGAGGTCAGGACCTTCATCGAACCCTGGAAGCACACCCTCAAGTAGGGCATACTTCCTACCAGGACAATCCAAGATGGCCGGTTATCCGGCCATTTCTTTTGCGTAAAGGATCACATATGACTGAAGAAAACATTGGTATCGTAAGAGAGTTGAGGACGCACCAGGAGTGCACTCGACAGGATGCTAAGGTTGTGATCAAGATCTTGAAGGATAAGAACGTTACTGTCATGGATAAATTAGCCATGCTATTCGCGTTTTCTACCAACGATAGATTTCTTGAGACTTTCCTTGATCGGAAACCAGAAGTCGACTATTGGATTATAAAAAATCTGAAAGATCTAAACGAAGGTAACGAAAACTACGAAGAAGATAGGTCATTACTATACAAAGCAATTGCCAATGAATGGCTGAAGGAGACGACATGAAATGTGCTTGTGGTTTCAAAGGCAAGTTCGTTCCACTTGGGAATGTCAACTCAGCTAATTTGGGAATGTACTACATTCTCAAGCCTAAAATGGAATCCAAGTATGAAGGCCTGGTAGAGCTTTACGTCTGCCCCAAATGCAAGACCGTTAAAGCTCTAACTGACAAGGAGGCTAAATGATTCTCTACCACGACATTCCTGTACAGATCACAGATTCTTTCGTCAATAAGCTCAACGGCGAAATCTGTGTTAAGATTTCTACTGCTAATGAAAATCGTTGGTCAAACGGTTGGGTCCGAGGCAGCGATCTTACTTTTGTCGAGGGCGAAACTCTTGAATCTACTTTAAGGAGACTTTAATGACAGCAAAAGAAATCGTAGACTTCGTCGTAGGTTGGCTTGAAGCTGGCCAAGCAAAGCGAACTCAGACGTTTTCTGAGGTAGCTCTCACCGGACAGTTCGGCACAGAAAGCCATTACAACCAGGATGATGTCGAGAATCTCTATCAGCGCCTTGTGAAGCTGGACGAAATGGATGCAGTTTTGGTTATCAAGTGCATCTTAGAAAAGCTGAACTTCGCCGATCCTTCTATCCTCGACTCTGTCATGTCTTCGCACAACAGTCACTTTGATAAGACAGTCATCAAGATACTGAGCCAATACCAGCCGCTTTCACCGCCTACTCCTGTTTTGCTTGGGCGAATCCGGCGGTCCAAAAAGAATCCGCCAGTTGATAACCCTATGCGCAGCATCTTCGATCAACGGTGGGCAGAGGTTCAAGCCGCTTCGACAGTATCTTAGAATGATCGTATGGAGATCACTACCTTTTCTTACTTCTATCCCGAAAAGCCGACCCTGATTTCAAAGGATCAGGATCTTTTCAAAAACATCATCAAGTCGGGTCAATATGTAGCGGAGCGGAAGTATAACGGAATGAGACTTCAACTCCACTATCTCAACGGAAAGTTTCAGTGCTGGAATCGCCATCATGAAGATCTGAGCCAGACGATCAAGTTCTGCCCCGAAGGTGCTTTGGCGGGAGCTCTGGCTGCTCTTCCTCTCAAAGGCTATTGTCTTTTTGATGGAGAGCTCCGCCAGAACAAGACCAAGGGTATCAAACAGAAGATGATGCTTTTCGATGTCTTCATCTGGCAAAACGAAATGCTTCTTGGAGTTCCCTTCGCTGAGAGGCGGCAGATCCTGGCCGACTTGATTCAGGTCGATGGCGACCCGCTCGGTATTCCCTTCCAGTTCGAGGGCGACTTCGAAAAGGTTTTCAACCAGGTCGTCGTGGACGAAGAGATCGAGGGCTTGGTCATGAAGAAGAAACAAGGCCAGTTCAAAATCAGCCGGAAGAACCCAGTTGACTCCACCTGGATGTATAAGGTTCGGAAGGCTAACAACAAATATCGATTTTAGGAGCAACATGGACAAGGTAGTTTTGCATAACAAAGCAGTTAGCTTCTTTCTCCGCTCGTATTGGAGATATCAGAAGATTTCTGACTTTGTTGTAGAAAAAGACGGTGAGAAGTTCACCGTAATAACAAATTTCCCAAAAAACAAAAACACTGGCAATATCTCTTTTAATCCAAATAGGATTGAGCAGATGTTGAGAGATGATTGCATAGGAGCAATCATTGTCCATTGCTTTGGATCAGACAACTTTGAGGTCTTTGGCATTACAACTATCAATGATCTTGCTAAAGGTATTGCTAAAACGTGGCAGCCAAACAAGTACGGTTACAATGATTACAAGCTGGCTGCTATTCGCCACCTTAACATTCAGGCGGCTTAAGGAGAATTACATGGCAAAGAAGAAAACAACGAAGAGACCCAAGAGCTATTACCAGAAGGTAGTAGACAAGATCCGGAAAGATCTTTTGTCCAACGTGAAAGGTATGCAGTCAGAATCAACTTCCGACGAAGAGCACGCCAGCTACGACGAAACCATCAGCAAAATCAAAGCAGCAAAGACAATCGGCGCTCTTTCAAACGTTGCCCAAGAAATGGCTTGGGACTACGAGTCCTTCATTGGCCTCTTGCTCGACTCTCTCGGTGGGAAAGAGCCGGTTGATTCGGCAATGTTTGACGCTTTCGGTTGGGACACATGAACAGCCAAGAGCGCATCAATGAGCTCCAGCAGGAGATCGAAAAAGAGCGTTACAAAATCGATCACTGCTGCCACATCTTCGGCGAGCCTTTCAGCAACCCTGAAAAATTCATGGAAGGCTACGGTTCGAAACTCATGCATCAAGGCTCTGATTGCTGGACAGAGTTCGAGGGCTACAAAGAGGCCTTCAAGCCACGTTGGACAAGAACCTGCAACAAGTGTGGTCATCAGGAACATACCTATAAACGGAAGCCGGTCATATCTGATTATGTGCCAGACTTCGGAAAGGAATAATTCATGTTCGTAGGAGCCGGAATAGTTCTAGCGTGTTTCGCCGCTTCGGGAGCTTTTCATGTCACCTGGTGGGCGGTGATTATTTGGATTTTGGGTAGCGCACAGCTCCTCAAGTGGATGCTCTAGAAAGGAGAATCACATGAAGGTCAACTTGGACATTCGAGACGACAAAGAGCTTCGTGACATGGTCAAGGACATGATCCGCGGTCAGGTCAAGAGCGTTATGCGGACCGACATCGACGAGATCATGAAGGAAGTGGTCGGCGACAAGACGGCCAAGCTATCCGACGTCATGGCTAAAGAGATCACCAAGGTCGTTCGGGACTTCTTCCAGAGCGGCTATACTCGCGGCCCTGGTTATGCCATGATCGAGAAAGAGATCAAGGAACAGGTCGCTCTCACTCTCAAGAAGGTCATCCAGGAAGCCCGCTAATGCAGGATCGGTCAAACGACATAGAAGTTAGCGGCGTCAAGATCAAAGACGAATGCCTGCTCATGGTGCAAAAAGCCATGAGCGGGTTTCCGTCCATCCGTTTCCTCTACAATCCTATCAAGTATTTTCGAACTCCTTACTATGAGATTGCCTATGGCGGCAAGAGCAATGATGTACGAGCATTTGAAGTTGCCATCCAGGACTTCTACTGGAACCCACCTGAGCCACCCAAAAGAACCTTCTTCCAAAAGCTTTTCAACATTTAACAAGATAACTTCATGTTGCTCTATGAAGATTTTGTATATAGAAAACCTGCATCTAGATATTTTGGAAAATGGCGTCTAAGTAGTTCTGGGCGATGGGGTCATTATGACTTATTCATAAAGGCCATCAAAGAGAATACTAATTCAGTCCACTTTTTAGTTTGGAGTCCAGGAGAACCAGAGTCGACTAATCCAAGTTTTAAAAAACCTTATCTGAGCGATGAATTTCACCAATGGACTGCTAATTATGGCGGCGAACTCATACCGCAACCAAGCATTAAAGTTTTAAGAAACCTTATCAAATCCTTATTCGTCGAACATACTTATAGATTCATAAAGGACTAATTATGAACGATGAAGTATTCGCAGCCAGACAGTTTGTGCTTGTCACGTTGAGGGAACGACATACAGGAACTCCATCTACAACTTTATCCGAACTAGGCGAGAAAGCCAATAAGCGCGGAAAGTCTTTCTCTTACGATACCATCAAACAAGCCGCATGCGAGTTAGTAGCTGATCATAAAGCCAAGTTCATTTACCCCGTGTCAGATGCCAAAGTTTCTGAGAGAATTGAGGCCACTCCTATGGATCATGTAGAAGAAGGTCAATCAGGAATCGCTTGGATGTCTGAATATTGGTCTGAGCTACAAGAAAAATATGGCGGCATGTGGGTAGCTATCAAAGACTTTGAAGTAAAATTTGCCGCTAAAAATCCGAAGCAACTCAAAAAACTTCTTGATGCCCATCCCGGACTTTGTCCTCTCTTGCAACAAATTAGTAAACCCAACACTGAAAGGAAGTGGTTTGCAGTTTTCTAGCTCAAGATAAATTCTGGGAGGGATTCATATGATCCCAGATATGCATCGTGAAACACTAATGGCCATCCGGCAATTAGTGCAACAGCACATTATAGATGGAAATTCAATTTTAGTGGTACGACCTATAGATACTTATCAATACAACCAATGGCTTAACAGCGTTCTTTTTGATCTTAACTCTTGGTTGAAAGATGTCCCTTGGGGTCTCAAAGTTTTCAATTACTACACAGCCCACGTACCACCCAATCCCTCTACGAATCCAAACCTAATGACGCCGACGCCTCCGCCAAGATGGTCGTTTATTCACTTTGATCGTTTTGAAGAAGGTGATGCAGAATGGCCAGATGTTTATGATAATGACGGACAGTATTTTAACTTCCCATGCCGATTCTTTCCTCGTCCAGTTCCGCCTCCACCAACTCCACCTTTAGAGCCGCTGACTACAGAAGAGAGTGCAGTCCAATTATTAAAGACACAGATTGTAGCCTTACAAGCAATTTACGCTCGACTCAACGCAGAGACAATACCTACTGGGTCTATTGTATTCCCATAATGAAAGCTGGCGATATTACTTACAGAAAAGATAAAGAAGTACCTGGTGAATTTTGGCACATAGCCACTGACAGCTTTAACATTCTACGTTTTACATCTTTAGAACCAAACAGATTCTTATATTCTATGCCAAGCGGATCTTATCCATCAGCTCGTTTTATTGCTGGTCGCTTTGTCAAAAATCCAGATCTACACAGAAAGAGAATAATAAAAGCTATCTTCAAAGCAAAAGTGTTTCAAGAGCATTCAGCTATGAGGTAAACAGCATATTTCTATTGTATGATCAAGTCACTAAAAAACGCTTGGTTTGGCTTAAGGTATACTTGGGCTACTCAAAGAAACCTCCGTGTCCAACTCATTATACTTTTCTTAGTAATAATTGCAGGATTTATATTTAGCATCACACCTATCGAGTGGATTTTTGTAATGTCAGCTGGTTTTATGGTGATTGGTGCCGAAGTAGCAAACACTAGCGTGGAAAGACTAGTCGACCTTATAGAACCCAAAAGAAATATCAATTGTAAGCTTGTCAAAGACATTACTGCAGGACTCGTAATGATCGTTTGCGTTTACGCAGCAATAGTAGGAGGCATAGTCTTTATTCCAAAGCTGGTTGCTTTATTACTATGAGCATAGTTATTATTCACATTGAAAAGGTTGTCTCATGGCAAGAAAAGAAACATTCCGAGAGGAGTGTAATCTTCTAATAGAAGAAGTTCGTTTGTTAACGAATCTTTACAAAAATAAATATCTAAAAGACTGGAGTAAAAAATTAGCTGGTAAAGTTCTCTCTGATAGATTATGGAGATTCAAATCATCAGCCTATTGCGGTCTTATATCATTGAGCGCTTCGAAGTGGCCCGCTAAGGATAGGGTATTGGATCATGCTCTTGGGCGACTCAATAGCAGTCTTCAAATTGTGAAGATGATTGAAGCCAATGACGACACAAGAAATATCATAGCTTTTATGCGTAGAGCCGTTTCTACTATTCGTGTAACAAAAGACGAAAATATGTTATTGAAGAAGTCTCAGAGGCATGGGCTCATGACTCTCAAAAATTATGAATCTGTTTGTGGTAAATTGTATTGGTTAGAAAAGAGCGCTCGTAAACATAAAATTCGTTTAGCCACAGCAAGAGAAAAAAGAAAATTATTTGGTTAAGCATAGTTCAAGATAATATCATGAAAGTATTTGTTTTAGAAGATGACGAGAATAGACTATCAGTGTTCCACAGAGAAATTCCAAGAATTTTTCCAAATTGTGAATATTATTTTTCAATAAGCGCTTCAGGCGCTAAGGCTATTTTGGCTCAACATAAAGTGTTTGACTTGATTTGTCTTGATCACGACTTAGGCGGTCAAATCTTCGTAAATTCTTCAATGGAGAATACAGGATATCAGGTAGCTAAGTTCATACGGCAAAACGGCATAAAAAGCCGATTTCTTATTTGCCATAGTTTAAATCCTGTAGGAACAGAGAATATTGTAAACGTTTTCCCAGGATGCTTCCGTGTACCATTTCCAACTTTAATGTCTTACTTACGCTTGTTAGCACAGGAGCTTAAAAATGAATAAAAGCATAGAATACTATATGACTCTCAACTACGAAGTCAAGACTGAAAAGATACCAACCGAAGAAGGTGGCGGATGGACTGCTTGGATTCCTTTGTTAGGTGAATATTTTTGCGTAGGTGATGGCGATACCGAGGAAGAGGCAATAAAGGATTTAATGAAGTGGAGGGCTGAGTGCTTCAAGATTCTCATTCAACAGGGAATACATATTCCTGAACCAGGGGGCAAAAATCTTGAAGATAATTAGCGCGCATGACACTAAGATCGCTCAATTAGATTGCTCGTGTTGCAGCGACAATGAACATATAATAATTACTAAAACTAAAAACTGGGACCCCATCTGGGATCCGGAAGATTATTGTTTTACATTCGAATTTATAGACAAAGATGAATACAAATCTCTTTGGCAAAGAATTAAAAGGGCTGTCTGGTATTTAAAAACTAAAGAAGGTAATCAACAGAACAGTGTCATGGTAGAGATCAGGGAGTTGAAGGAATTCTATAAATTACTCTATGAAGAGTCAAAAACATTCTTGGACCCTTCTCAATATCTTTTGATAAACGAACCAGTACCACCAAAAATTCGCAAAGAGTATGGAAACTGGAAGCCAAACGATATGCCGCCGAAAATGTATGATGCTTACCTTTTTGAAACTGTAGATTTTGCTTTTGGTTTTTTTGGCGACGAAAGAGAAGGCTTATCGGCTGATCAAATGGACATTGATACTTTCATTTTTGATTTCAAGAAAGAAAAGTATTCATGGGAACGCCAACAAATTTGGGGTTGGTTACGTTGGGGTTATAAGAGCGGCATTGAACACCATGAAATTTGCATCAATAAGTATCAACTGATCAACTTATTAGCTGCAATGAGTTGGTGCATTAAAAGTCACAGAGAAGATGCTAAGGATAAATACGGTCCAAAATATATCCAGCTGGAGATACTATGACGTTTGTAGAAAAATGTGTCAACGGATTGGTTAAGCTCGAGGAAGTTGACGACTATGTTGAAGAGTGGCATAGAAATTCTGAGCATCACCACGAGTCTTTAAGAGAGTTCTTAGGAATGACCCAGAAAGAATTTGGTCGTTGGCTCAGAGAAGCAGAAGCTTTGCGTGAAATAATAAAAGAACATAAAATTCGAGAGGAGCCGTACTTAACGACGGAGCGAGGAAGAACAAGAGTAGACGGAATAACTCCCCTCGATAAAATTGGGGACAACCCCGACTAAACGGAACTCATATAAATGATAATCTACAGGAGGAAATATAGAAATTATGGCACGAGTAATTGGAATTGATCTTGGAACCTCAAACTCAGCAGCAGCTGTTATGGAGGGTGATCGCCCGGTAATAATCCCCTCAGCCGAAGGAGCCGGAGTTTCTTCAGGTAAGGCATTTCCATCATTTGTGGCCTTCACCAAAGAAGGAGATCGTTTAGTTGGTGAGCCCGCTAAAAGGCAGGCCGCCATTAACCCAGATGGTACTATTTACGCTGCAAAGCGAAAGATGGGAAGTGATCATAAGTTTAAAGTTTTTGGTAAAGATTATAGCCCTCAGCAAATCTCGGCGAAAGTGTTGAGGAAGTAGTCATTACATGCCCAGCTTACTTTGACGACAATCAACGTACAGCTACTAAAGACGCAGGCGAAATAGCCGGCCTGAAAGTTCTCCGTATTATTAATGAGCCCACTGCAGCGTGCCTTGCTTACGGTCTAGAAAAAGCAGGCAAAGAGCTTAAGATCCTCGTCTTTGATTTTGGTGGTGGAACTCTTGACGTCACCATTATGGAGATGTGGAAAGAAGGCGGCTTCAAGGTCATTTCCACTAGCGGCGACACCCAACTAGGTGGTACCGATATGGACAACGTTTTTGTAGATTACGTTGAAAAAGAATTCATGCGACAGACTGGTATCGATCTCAAAAAAGATACCATGGCTACACAACGAGTAAGAGAAGCAGTAGAGAAAGCCAAGGTAGAACTTTCTAGTACTCTCACTACCGACATTAGTCTACCTTTCATTACAGCCGACAATACTGGCCCTAAGCACCTTACAATGAACATAAACAGAGCAAAGCTTGATGAACTCATTGAGCCCATTGTGCAACGCTGTAGGGCACCGCTAATGACTGCTTTACGTGATGCAAGGGCCGCCTTCCAAAAAGATGGTGCTCAATTCAGCGAAAATGGTGCCGAGATTGACAAAATTATCATGGTAGGTGGTCCCACTCGTATGCCAATCGTTCAGAAGTTTGTCGAGGACTTCTTCGGCAAGAAAATTGAACGCGGCGTAGACCCAATGGAATGTGTAGCACTAGGCGCAGCTGTTCAGGCTGCCATTATCAAAGGCGACGTCAAGGATATTCTACTTCTCGATGTTACCCCACTTTCACTTGGTATTGAAACACTGGGCGCCGTAAACACTAAGCTCATTGATCGCAATACTACAATTCCCACACGAAAGAGCCAGATATTTTCTACTGCAGCTGAAAATCAAACAGAAGTTACTGTTCGAGTGCTTCAAGGCGAGCGTCAAATGGCTAACGACAACGTAGAGCTTGGTCGATTCAATCTGGTAGGTATCCCAGCAGCTCCGCGAGGCGTCCCTCAAATTGAAGTAGCCTTTGACATAGATGCTAACGGTATTGTAAGCGTTACAGCTAAAGATCTTGGTACCAACAAGCAACAGTCTATCAAGATCACTGCACCAAAAAAGCTCTCCAAGGAAGAAATTGAGAAGATGGTTCGGCAAGCTGAACAATTTGCCTCAGATGATGCTAAGCGCAAAGAAGAAGTAGAGTCTACTAATCAAGCTGATGCCCTTGCCTACTCAGTAGAAAAATCACTTAAAGATTTCGGCGACAAAATAAGTCAGACTGAACGAGCCGACATTGAATCTAAGCTTAATGACTTAAAGACGGCTATCAAAGACAAGAATCTTGATAGGATCAAAAAGGCCTCAGAAGATTTGACTACAGCAGCGCATAAATTAGCTGAAGTAGTTTATCAGCAAAAACCTGGACAGCAACCAAAAAATAAGAAAGAGGGTGACGACGTTATAGACGCCGAGTTCCATGAATGAAATTGATGATAGTGGGTGAAAGTCCTAGTAAAACGCGGCCAGATGGAATGCAAGAGGTAGCGTTCTCTGGCCGCACTTCCCATATTCTTTGGGATGAACTTGCAAAGTATGGTATCACTCGTGAGAACTGCTATGTCACAAATATCATCACAGATCATATTGAGTGGAAAAATATAACTGATGAAATTGCCAAATGCAATCATGACCGACTTGAAAAAGAAATACAAGAACAGAAACCACACGTTATCTTAGCAGTTGGGGCTAAAGCACGCGAGTGGTTTGGTAGAGGAAAATCATATGATGGTTTCCTACTCCATAGCAAGCTTTACAATTGTTGGATAACAGCTTGCGTCCATCCAGCGGCCGTAGCCAGGAACCCACAACTGAAAAATGAATTCATAGATTGTATCTACGTTTTATCGGAGGTTCTAAACTTAGTATGACAAGATAATTAGTGAAGGTATCTAACTATGAACTTACAAGAATTCATGCTTGAATTAGCAGGCAGCAAAGGTGATACTATAAAACTTGATGAATTATTAACATCAAAGGTAGAAGGCATCCAAGTAGTTGAAGATATGGATGATGGAATTAGGCTCTTAGTTGAAGAGCCAAAAAACATAACAACTATAAAAGAAAGAATAGTAGAAGTCTTAGATAAAGCTGGTTATGATGAATACAAAATTACTATAGAAAAGGATGGGCCAGTTAGGCATATTTTTATAGAAGTATAGAGGTCCAAAATAATATGAAGTTGAGTAAGCTATTAAGTAATGTCTTAGACGGACAAAAATTAGTCGACAATCTACCCGATAAAAATGAAGAAGCAAAACCTCCAGTACAAGAAGAGGAGATAATAACAAAGAAATCCAAGACAATAGAAACACCATCTGAACTTGAGCCTAAAGTAAAAGCTAAATCAACTAAAGTGAAGAAAACACCTGCTCCTGTTGCTGCACCAGTACCAGAACTTCCTACGCCAATTACGCCTGAAGCTAAACAGAAACATGATGAAGAAATTGCTGCAAAGATTAAAGCTCAGATTAAGAAGTCAACTAAGCCGGTAGAGCCGCCTGCCAGAACTATGAGCGTACCCGATTTTGCAAAGATAAGAGAGTTGACAAAGCAAGCTAAAAAGCCCGCTCCTCCTGTACAAGAAACTGCTGTTGAAAAAACACCAATTAAAACAGACACTCCAAAAACTTAATATAGCTTTATATGACAAACAAGAGGAAAGGGTTCTTGAAAATGGCATATTTGAATTAACTGAGTTCATTGAAGACAATATAACCGAAGAAGAGCTAATAAAACAGTTTGAGTTAATAAGATTCAAAAATCTCATCCAAGATTTTGAAACCAAAGATCCGAAAGAATTTTATCGCCAACACAAAAGAACATTAGAGACAGACAAAGCCAAACAGATTGTTTTTTGTAAAGAGTTTGTGATTAATGATTTCACAGCCTTTAAAAAAAGCTTAGTAGAGGTGTATCCTGATGCTTTTTATGATGAGAGTCTAAGACACTTAATTTTAGAAGAACAGGATAACAGATGCCGCTTATGTCACAAGGATATTTCTTGGAGTGAGCCGCATTTACACCACGTGAATTACAACAAGCAAGACTGTGAAAGAAAGAATCTAGTTTTCTTATGCCCGCGGTGTCATAGTAAAACGAACCGTAACAGAGAATACTGGATGAGTGTGTTAATATCTTAAAATGTTGGAGTCAATATGTCTCTCGTTTGTATTTTGGATAAGACAACTAAAAATGAAAAGAGTGTTGAGTTAATAAAATCTAACGATATAGTCATTTTCATTTGTGATATTTGTTTTCGCAAATCCCAACGACAATATAGAAAAACTAAATATGGCTTGAAGCCTACTTGTCAAGAGTGTCTGACTAAACAAAAGTGGTTAAACAACTACAGTGTAGATAATCCATTCAAATATGGACCCATAATAGAGCGAGTTAAAAAAGCCGATAGATCTGAAAAAGTCCAACAAAAGAAGAGACTAACCTGTTTAAAGAAATATGGTGTAGACAATGTAAATAAGCTCAGCTCGACAAGAAGCAAAATAGATCGAACTAATTTAAAGAAATACGGCTCGAAGTTTCCTACACAGACGGATGCAATAAAAAATAGAACAAAACAAACTTGCTTAAAAAAGTATGGTGTTGAAAGCCATAACCAAGTTGAGTCAGTAAAAGTCACCAAACAAAAGGTTTGTTTAGAAAAATATGGCGTAGATAACGTAAGTCAAATTAGTGCAGTAAAAAATAAGAAATACCTAACTCATAAAAAGAATAATAGTTTCAATATATCTAAACCAGAAAGAGTCGCTGAATCAGCTTTGAGAGCTATATGTTCAGATTTGATTTGCCAACACAAGGAAGATAGATATCCATTTTCTTGTGATTTTTATTCTCCGACCAAAGATTTATTTATAGAATGTAATTTTCATTGGGCACACGGTAAAAAACCATTTGATTCCAACGATATGATCGACCTAGCAAAGTTAGGATATTGGCAAGAAAAATCTAAGAATTCTAAGTTCTATAAGCACGCTATAAAAACTTGGACAGTAAGTGATCTAGAAAAAAGAAATATCGCTGCTAAGAATAATCTCAACTATTTGGTATTTTGGTCTTTGAAAGATTTATTAAAGTACTGCGAGGTAAAATGAATAAACATGTTGTTTCTACAAATGAAAATATAAATTGGCCCAGAGGGTTTACAATTTTAGATAATCGGATCCATGATGAGCTTCAAAGATATCTTAGGCCGTCTTCGTTTTGTATCTGGTGCCAATATCTTAGGTTTTGGGGTAGTGATAAAAAGAAAGCTTATCCAAGTTTATCCTATTTAAGTAATGTGACTGGTCTCGCTGAAAGAACAATCCGTAGTTGTAATACGGAACTTGTCGATAAGAAATTCCTAAAAAAGAAATCGGGTAGTTCTAACTCTTCAAATATTTACTACTATGTTCCTATTGATAAGATTCTTAAATACTACAAAGATGGGACTGAACCAGAAGCTGATAAAGAGAGCGTAAGTGAAACACAAGATATCAATGACCTCTTGAAAGATGTAGCCAAAGGTAATCAAATATCAGCAGCATTATTCATAAAAGATTTTGAAGATGGTCATGGTGGACAATACAACCTTAACGACAAGGATATAGAGGCTCTTAACCAAAATTCAACTCAGCTAAGTCCTAAGCTTATAGACATTTTCTTCAAGACTAAGAACCCTTATATCGCAAACTCCGATCACACCATGTATTTCTTTTTCCGTCCGAAGACACAACAAGTATTAAAAGCTGAGTTTTTTAAGAGCGACATAGGACGCTGGACTAATCAAGCTGAAAGAGCATGGGCTGGTATAATGCCAGTCCTAAGTAATCCACAGACACCTGAGCTCAAGACTACAATTCTCAATGATCTAAATACTTTCATTAAAACTTACGTAAAATTCAATCGCGGCAATTCAAGTAGAGATGCCTTTGTTTACAAATACTTAGAGCAAAAGATTGAGGCCTTCTTGAAAGATAAATAGACTATGATCTTATATCGTTCTTCTAAAGGAGCTGTGCCTGGGGCATGGTTTATACCTATTTCTCGGCAAGGTAATTGGTACTCTTGGCTATCAATCACTAAGCGCGACGAACTCTTCCTAGAAGAAATTAAAATTAACGGTTCTCATATATCAGGCGGCAACTCAGCAACTAAAGGTGACTTGAGACGTCTCGTCAGATATCTTTTTTATTTGGATTTGAAGTATGAAGCAACTTAAAGTTGGTGATAAAGTTTGGTGGGCGTGGTTTAAATATGGAGATAATGTCTTTGGCCGCGTTGAGATATTCGACTTCGCTAAAGATGTATCACCGACTCACTACATATTGAAACCAATCAAAATCTATTTTGACGAAGCTTTTTCTGCTGAGAATGGCGTTCCTTTAAAGGGCGTCGCTATAGAACGTAAGCACTTATTCACTGATGAAGAGTTCAATCACCTCAAAGCAAAACCTCATCTCATTATATCTATTTTTCATTACAGATGGGATTAACACAAGATAACTACAAAAGAGCCGCAAGGCATCAACGACGCTTGCGGCTTATAACAGATTAAGGAAAGAGCCTAAAAAGACCCTTTAGAAAGAAATATGCGAATGGCTCTTAATTTAGGGGTATATTATGGACGATATGGAGAATCCAGATAGCGGCAAAAGTAACAACAGTAAGGAAAACATTGCATGGTACGAAGCTGCTAGCAAAGGTAGGTTGCCCAGGGGAATAGACTTGATAAAGGAATATTCCAATGGCGGATGGGAAATTGTTATGGACGGCGAAATCAAGGAGATGAAGCCTTGTGAAATAATAGATGAACTATTGAATAGGTTCTGTAAAACGATACCACACGAACCAGGAGTGGGTGAATCTTTGGAAACCCTTAACGATTTTCTGACTGAAGAAGTAAAGTCTTATAAGAAGAGGTAAATTATGTTGGACGAAAAGAAACGCGAACCCTATCTCCAAGCAGGAGAGGGCGACGACGAAATGGCTGACACTACTTTCAAGAAGAAGAAGAACTGGCAAAAGTTCTGGAAAACATCGAAGAAAGAGTTAAGCGGTGGACGTAAGAACAAGAAAAAAACTAACCGTTAAATACGTATTCATATTCCCCCAGCAGACTATACTGCCAGACCTATTTAAGAAAGGTGTTGAAGATATGCAAGACGTAGAGTATGGAGTAGAGTGGCCTGAAAGTTGGAATGTAAAAGTAGAAAATATGGGCCGTGGCTATACTGGTCCCACTAACTACAAATTGCGATTAGTCGATAAAAACGAAGATCCTGGACCAGACGAAGAAGACCCATATGGCACAGCCACAAAATATACGTTTTTGATATGGTGCAATGAATCTAAATTGAAAGACGTAATTGATTTTCTGAAATACTTAGGTATGGGCCATAGCAACAATTTTTACAAGAGCATATAATGAAGAAGAAAGCATTAAGAGTCAACATTTTAAAAGATCTTGGACTAGGTAGGATGAACAGAGTTTACAAAAAGAAAATATTCATTACTATCTTCAAGGATCTTAAAAGTGGTAAAGGCATGCTAGAACAATTTAATAAAACTGGTTTACTTGTTGCCTATAGCCTTAGAAGCAAAGTGCTTTTAGAAAAGATAAATACTTGGCTCAGATCTAAAGACAAATATATAGACATCGTAGATAAAACTATTTATGTAGAATTCTTGGATGATGAAATAGAGATAAGTGGTAATTGGGATAATGAAAATTATGGACATAGTAATTTTTCAGTCTTTGCCGATTTATCTGGTAATTTAATTAACTTTGATATTGATGAAAGCACACATTAAAATGAAGAGAGAAGAAAAACTCATACTCGACCCAAAATCAAAATTAACTAATGGGCTAACGGGATGAAGGAACTATTGAGTAATATACTTGATGAGGCTTTTGACGTTAAATCTAATTTGGGTCAGCTATTAGAAATCAAAGGTTCAAGCCTAGAAAAATTAGCCAAAACAGACGTCTTGCGAGTAATGACTGATTTTCCAGTTGATATGGTTCGTATTTTATTTAACGCTTTAGAAGATGCTGATATAAAAATAAAGCCTTCAACTATAGAAGATTATGTTGGTAAATTTGGTGAAAGCACTAAAGTTCCTTCATATAGTAAAAACCCATGGTTCGATACTAACAATAGAAATGAGTTTGAATTCGGAGATGAAAATTCTCTTGATACTCGTGGTAAGCCAATTCGCATTAACATAGAGATAAAAATACAAGGGACTATAGCTCACTTTGGAATAGATGCCCATTTTCTTAGACGTATTAGTGTAGACGAATCTAAACCAATAAGGCTAGCTAATTTATCTGCAAGTGATTTCGCCAAAGAGATTGCCAAGAAAACTAAAAGTTTAATGACTAAATTAGACCCAGATTGGGAAATTAGCATAAAGAGCGCAGAGCAAGCTATGAAGGATTTAGCTAAAGACAAACCTCCAATAGTTAATAAGTTGAAACCAATGGGTCAAGTTTATTTACTATGGGTTGCTGGTGAAAAAGATAAAGAATCAAAAAATATAGATTTGGTTACTTTCTATCCAAGCTTTGCAAAATTTGGGATAGGTTGGCCAGATCAAAATCCAGATTGGGATGATATCAATAAAAACTGGGGCAGCTTTAGCAGCGATAGAAATAAATTCAGAAATTTTTCTTACAGCTTTCAAACTGAATTATTACTTGAAGCAATACCCATAATTTTTAAACGGTTAAGAGAAAATAACTTGACAATTATGAGCGCGCATTTAGATTCAGAAAGTATGGGTATTTTAGTTGCAGCCGTTGACAGGAATGCTAAATTTCCAGCTAGATATCGAGTTGCAGAAGGCGAGCAAATAAAAAAGCCAACTTATGCTGACATAGAAGAAAGCAAAAGAAAATTTATAATGGATCAAGCTCAAACTTTAAATGACAAAGCTATAAAAATGACTGTAGACGAATTTAGACATACAATAATTCAAAATGCTTTAGACCCGACAGTAAAGAAAGAACCTAAAAAGTAATGACGACTAAATATAATGAAAGTGGCAATTTAGAGTCTTCACAGCGCTACATAATGTTGCATATTTTTGAGCCTGATATTTATGGTTTCGATGTCTCTTGGAAAGAAGGTTCAACGCATTACAAAATACAGGGCTGGCAGATTGGTGGCGAAGCGCATGGCCGTTTAAGTAAAGGTGAAATGGGAAGTGATTTTAAATTTTGGGGTGAAGTAATTAAGAGTTGGTGAAATGGCAATACTAAAGAAATATCAACTGAGTGGTCCAGAAATTAAACACTATTTATTAAGAAAGGCGTGGGTAATTGATGACGAGTGGATACAACCAGAATTGATGGACCTTCTTAAAGAAGAGGCAGCTAAGCTAGGCATATATGATATGGATGAGAGTCCTCTCGGTGGATGGGAATACGAACCACATGGCGAAAAAATTCCAGCTTGGTTTGTTGGTTTCCACGGAACTGATAGTAAAATTGCTCAACAGCAAAAAGAAATATTAGTTAAGGATAAAAACTCAAAACTTGATCCTGATGAATTCGGGATGGCTTTCATATATTTCTATTTTAATTTGAAGAACGGTCGTCTATACAAAGTAGAATCTGAGTCCGTTCAATAATTTTTAACAAGACATAGGATTGGTTTTATGAAAAAAGTAGCACTTGTTTATAGCGCCGTGCCTGAGAGCGCTCCTATAGACGAACAAGACACATTAATTCAAGCAAACTTTATAAGACCAGCTATCTCTAAGTTGGGCTTTGAAGTAACAGACATTCCCATCACAGATTTAAGAATTGCTGAAAAGCAATTCAAAGAAGTTAAGCCAGATGTAGTTTTCAATCTAGCTGAGAGTATAAACGGTAAAGGGAAGCTCGTTCATTTGATTCCTAATATGTTAGATACTTTAAGAATCCCTTACACTGGATCTTCTGCTAAAGCTTTATTCATAACTTCTAACAAAGTCCTCGCTAAGAAAATACTGATGGCTAACAACCTCCCAACAGCTCCGCTCCTTAATGGACGTTTTGATCCGCCGTATATAGTTAAAGCTATTTGGGAACATGCATCTATAGGCATGACAGATTCATCAGTAGTTTATACCGAAGAAGCTCTTAAGACAGAATTTCAAAAGAGACGCGCAGAAGAGCTCTTTGTAGAAAAATTTATTGATGGTAGAGAGATGAACATAACTATGTTGAGTCAAGGTAAAGACATTCTGATATTACCAACACGTGAAATGGTGTTTAAAAAGTTCCCCGATGATAAGCCGCGTATAGTAGGTTATGACGCTAAGTGGTTGACTGAATCTTTTGAGTATGTTAACACCTCGCTAAAATTTAGATTCCGAAATGCTGAAGCCGAGTTGATTGAAAACCTCATAGACATCAGCAAAAAGTGTTGGGACATTTTCGAGCTGAAAGGTTATGTACGAGTTGATTTTAGAATAGATAAAGACAACAAACCTCACGTTTTAGAAATTAATGCTAATCCTTGTTTAGCACCTGATGCTGGTTATATGATAGCTGCTAAAAGAATAGGACTCACAATACAAGATATCGTTCAATGTATAATAGAAGCTGCATAATTTTCTTATATGGACACGCATGCAACTTATTCTAAGATTAAGCGCGAAATAGATACACGGTTAGCTGAGTTTGCTCAATCAGCTAATAACGGTCAATCAATCTTAACCGAAGCAGTCTTCTGTCTATGTACTCCGCAATCAGATGCACACAAATGCTGGAATGCCGCCATAGAAGTAATGCGACTTTTTCGGTCGAACTATTTACCCTTAGATGTAGCGGAAAAAACTCTCAGGGAATATGGTGTCAGATTTCACAAAACAAAAGCCATGAGAATACATAAGCTCTTCTTCGATGACGATAGTCTGGCAAAACTTTCACCGACTATTCTTGTGAGCATGTGTACGATCGTGGGCATCGCTAAGACTAGAGACTACTTGGCAGAGAGCATAAATGGCTGGGGTCTAAAAGAAGCTTCTCACTTCTTACGTAATATTGGGTTCAGCGATGACGTTTGTATTCTTGACAGACATATACTACGTAATCTACTTCGTCTTAAAATAATCAACGAAATACCTAAGCTTAGTAAAAAGAAATATCACGAGATAGAACAGAAGATGATTAAATACGCTCACAAGATTAAAGTACCCGTAGCTGCTCTGGACTTAGTTTTTTGGTATAATGCAAAAGAGGAGATCTTTAAATGAAGCTTAGAATAGGCCATGACGAAAAACATGGTTATTGGGTTGAGCAAAAGTGGTGCTAACAATCCCATGTTTGGTAAGCCTTCGCCAAACGGCTCAGGTAATGGTTGGTCAGGCTGGTATAAAGGTTGGTTTTTTAGAAGTCTGAGAGAGTTATCATTTATGATAAACTTTATAGAAAAAAACGGTATGAAATGGGTGAGCGCTGAGTCCAAAAAATATGCCATTCAATATCAAGATTATAAACACAATAAGAGAAATTATTTTGCTGATTTTATGTTAAACGATGTTGAGTTAATTGAAGTAAAACCTTATAAGTTACTAAAATCAAAGATTATACAAATAAAATCAGAAGCTGCTAAAATTTGGTGTGCTGAGCGTAATTTCTCATACAGAATAATGACTGATAAGGATTTCGAAGTTCTAACTGATAAAGAAGTTAATTTTTTAATAGAAAGCGGTAAAATAAAGTTTACAGATAGGTATATGGAGAAATATAATGCAAGACTTGCAAAAATTCAAAAATAAATTAATAGTTTTAGAGGGCCAAGACAATACTTCAAAAACGACAGTTGCTCAGCTTCTAGTTAATAGGCTTAACGACAACAGTATACCAAGCATTTTCACATTCCAGCCCGGTGATTCTAATTATGGAATACTAGCACCGATCATGAGATCACTTTGTAAAGATAAGAGGTGGTGTTTACATCCTCTATCAAACATGTACGCTTTTTACCTTGATCGTGTAGAGCAAATGGATAAAGTAATAATACCAGCCCTTAATGAAGGTAAGACTGTAGTATCAGACCGGTGGTGGTACTCTACTTGGGCATATCAATACTCTGGTAAGCAGATCACAGAAACTTATAAAATGCCACAATCAGTAGCCGATTGGTTTAGCGTTAGCTCAGAGCTAGACCATACACCCGATATTGTGTATTATTTTCCTGAGAAGATCAAGAAACCAATGGGCGAACGGAAAAGCGACAGTGGTAAGAACGATCTATTTGAAACAGCTGGCTCATCCTTTGAAGATCGTGTTCATGAAGCCTATGAGCAATTAGCCCAAAAACTAAACTTCAAACGTGTGTATCCGGCGGCTACTCCAGAAGCAACTTTAGAGAACCTAATCAATATAGGTTTTTAACCGCTCAAGATAATTCCATGAAGCTCTTTGAAGCACTGGAACATAAGAAAATAGCATATAAAGGCTCACGGCCAAATTATAAAATCCATGATGGACACCCTAATGTTTTAATCATAGACCCTGATTATTCGTATGATGGCCACGGTAAATCTATTCTTGGAATGAATCTAAACTATTTAGACCAACTAACCGAGAAACAAAAGAAACAGCTAATAGCCAAAGTCAACAAAATAGATGCTACAGTTATTAATATGGGTGCTATAAAAACATGGTTACGCACGTTATTTAACCGTGGTGACTATGACGGCTTAACTGTAGACAAGAAAATAGAACGCTATAGGAAAATGGTCAAGAATTTCCCAGAGTTAAAGAAAGTTATTAGGCGTTACAAATACTCGGCAATTGTATGAGAGTCAATAAAAACGACATTTTGTACTTTGACAGCAACAGTTATGAAAAATGGATGCTTGGTGATTTAAGTGTATGGCATCATTATCGATAAAATATCATATAACGTAATTCCAAGATTAATTGATAACCCAACTCCTGGAGATATAGCTAGTGTAGTGAACAAGTACAAGCTAATCAAATTAATTAACGACAGGGATGACCTAAAGAGAAATTTTGTGAAGAGTATCTTATGATCACGTTTGCACAATCAGAATCGCATGATTATAAGAGATGGACAATTAATGAATCGATAGTCATTTTATATCTTACTTTTGAGGGCGAAAAAAGATTAGAGATACTTCAACGGAGTAGCTTCGCCGACTTGAGGGACTTACCCATTTATTACCAAAAAGATTTTAGAGATCTTATTTCGAGTATATTCAAAGCCGAGGCAATAGTTAAAAAGATATGATGTGGCGACAGTACAAAGATTTATCTCTCTATTATCTTATAGTTAAACCTCAATGGGCTTTCATAGTGGATATGCCACAAGTCCATATTAGTTTTGATGGTTGGAGTGAAGGTGGCTGGGAAGATCTCCTCACTAAAACTGAACCGATCAAGAAAATAGATCCACCTCAAAGTTGGACTCTTAGCGACTTAGGTAAATTTGTGATAATGTCAATCTTCGGGGAAAAGGAATTCATACATGAATGAAGGATTAGATTTTATAAAGGGTAGCGGCATCAAAGTAAAAGACGATGCAAAAGCGAAAGAAGAATTGAATAGTTGGTACGGCGTCGATGAATCTATTCTCGATGTAGAGAAGAAAGAACTAAACCCTGAAATATGGAAGGATAAGAAACTCAAAAAAGATATCGTTGAACAGCTGATGACCATAATTAGAAAGATCTTGAAGGATAGTAACATAGAAGAAGATAGGTTAACAGCAGCTTTTCTTGAAGGTTCAAACTTAACATACTACTACACCAAATATTCTGACATAGACGCCCACATGTATATTGACGACATTAAAGACGAAGAGAAGGAAATCATAGACTCAAAGATTTACGACTTCAATAAAGAGACTGTTTTCGTAAAGGGTACAAAAAACAATATCGAACTTTATCTAATGGATGCGACTCAGAAGAAGAGAACTAATGGCCCACGCTATGACTTGATAGAAGACGAATGGGTAAAACCTCCAAACCGAATTAAGATGCCTGCCGAAATGTATAAAGCTGCAGTTGAGATATCTATGACGTTTGCTAGAGATCTAGATTTAGCATTCGGCGAAATAAAACGAGATATCATAGAGTATATGGTTCTAACTAAAGAACTCGAAGACGTTCTCAACATCGACATAAAAGAACTCGAAGATACTAGAAAAATGAAAGTAGAAGGACTCAAGGCTGATCTTGAGGCTTTAATCATAAAAGAAGAAAACATAAAAGCTATGAGACGTAAGGCCTTTATGGAAGACTACATTCCTAAGGATGAAACATTATACCACATTCCAATAGGCGAAGGTGATAGATCTTACACACTACTCAACATGATATTTAAGATCCTACAAAGATTCGGTTACGTAGATTCTTTAAAAAAACTAAAGTACGACGTCTATAACAAGGCTATCGAGAACAAAGACTTTGACGGTAATATAGACTTTTACATTAAACGTATTATAGAAGTATTGAAGATTTTTAACAAATTAGATGAAACTTGAACCTCCATATAAACAATACGAGGGAATGTGGCTAAGCGGCACAAGTAATTCCCCGTTCTATTTTGTGGCTAAATTTCTTCATAGCGAAATACCAAAGGGCTATACTATGCCCGTAATAGAATTTTTAGTTGTATCAAAAGGAGATGGAGCCAGTCATTTGAGCTGGTTTCCTGAACCATCAGAGATATACAAATTTGAAAGTGAAGAAAAACATCGTGCCGTTATAAGAAACGTATTCGAAAAGAAGAACGAAAACTAATGTACTTCCAACTCAAAAACTTCATTTTTAATGTGACTGCTAGCAGTCAGCGATACCCGCGCCGATGTATCGGCATAAACGTTGTTAAACGTAAAGATGAAGCGTGGTTGTACCTTAAGGCGATATGGGGCCAAGGAAATTTTATAGAACATGCCATACCTAAAACAACTTTAGACGAATGGGAATCTTGGGTACCAAGAGTAGTCGTAAAGAGTTTATTTAAATACAAGACAAGCTAACTAATATGAACCTATACAAACTAATGAAGACTAATCTTTTCGAACAAGACGAGTTCGAAAAGGCAGAACTTACTACATATAACGAAGATGACATTAAGGATGCTCTTTCTGCTGAAAGGCCAGAAATTGAACTCAAAAGAGTTTTCGGGATGAGTTTCTGGCCCAAGGTTGAAAGGTATCTACAAAATGAGCTCAAAGTCGTCAAGCTAGACAAAGAAGATAAGAATGTAATAGGCGGCGAACTTAAAGCTAGGTTGAGCATCTTCTTAGAAAGAGATACACCTCGATTTGAAGAAAACCTAAAAGCTATGACTAGAGGTATAGTAAATTCTTATAAAAAATGGAGTGAAATGCAAAATAAGAGCATGGATCTACCAGATGATAATGTAATGAAAGGGGGCCAATATGGCAGAGAATAAAGACAAAGATTTGGATCAAATGGCAAAGCAATTTGAAAAAGTCACGGGTATGAAAGTAATTCAGTCGCCTATCCCACCAGATGGGAAAACCACATACGCCAAAGATGATCCGCAATACAAAGGAAAGCAATAACACATGGATGTAGCCGCTATCATAACGCTATTATCAGCACTTATTGGTGCTATTGGGTTATGGAATATAGTTCTGATAGCCATCATAATACTCACAGTATTTAATGCGCCTACTATTATAAATCAAATACTAAGAACACGAGAACGTAGGTTAGACAAAAAGACAAAAAGCATGACAACGGAAGAAAATATTCTAACAATCCTATTGGATAGACTAGAAAAATTACAAAATACAGCTGAATCTAATAATGACGCAATAATAACTAACAAAGTCAAATTAGATGAGCAACACGAAATAACTAAACTACACTTAGATGAACAGCACGAGGAAAGTGTAGCAATGGGTGTCGTGCTGAGTAAAATTTTAAATGCCATAGCATCTATAGATAGTGCAATGCGCCACGTTATTAGTGGCAGAGATGCGGTAGCGTTAGTAAGTATAAAATTAGGCGTAGTTGAAAACCTTAAAAACAACATCTTGAGGCAAATAGCATGGACCATTGAATCTAACCCTGGACGACGAAATGGACAACTAAAGGCCGATTTAAGAAATGACCTAGATAATATATGGGTTGATTTTAAAAACGAATTCAAAGAATTTAAGATGCCTGTAGATATAAAAGAATTGATGAACTCTTTCGATAATGATCTGTGGTCTGAGAGTGGCATGTTTACTTTAATAATAGATCTTGCAACTTCAGAACTCACTGGTGATAGGCGAAATGAGGCTATCTCTAGATTAATTGATTTAGAGACTAGAAAAATTCAGGCCAAAATAAGTACTTATTTAGAACAACTAGATAAGGATTGGAGTGGACAATATGGAATCTACAATTGGAAAGACGGCGACCAAAATGAGCGAAAGTATGACTAATGAAAAAATGGATCATTCTAGCCTAATTAGAAAGCTTGATCTTTTAGGTAAATTCGCTGATGATTTGGCTCGCCGAATTAAATCAGAAAAAACTAAACAATTTCGCATAGATAGTTAATAATATATCCCAATTTAAAAAGGAGCTCATATGAAAGTTGAACTTACAATAGCGGAAAGAATACTGCTTAGTCGAGTAATCAATATCGTAATCGATCACGCAACTCTAAAGGAACATATTTTACTTGAGCAGATATATGATCTTCTGAAATTAGAAGATGTTAAGTATCCTCAGGTAACAGATTTTATAAAGCCTGAAGAGGTTGAGCTATTTAATACATACAATGGCAAAAAGATTGATGAAATTGAAAATGAAGAGCATAGAAAAGTAATCAGCGAAGCAATGCAAAGACAGAGGATCGAGGAAGCAAGGATATGGTCAAATAGGGATGAAAATCTCTACGCGACTGTTATCTCGCAAGATCAGCTTGATTTAATCAAGAGATTCTTCGAGCAGGATAAGAGAGAGTATGACCGCAACACGCACTTAGCTATTGTTTCCTTGCACAAGAAGCTATTTAATTAAAAAGTAACAAATCCTATTTTTGAAGGTGGTGGTTTATCTTTGAGGTTGATAAATTTAAATTCTTGAGGGAGTTAGGTCAATCTCTCTTTCACAACTTACCTAGCTGAAAGCTTCTATTAGCTTTCAGCTTTTTTGTGTGTGACAACAAGATAATTCTGAGGTGTATTTATGAGACTATCGACCGAAGGTAAAATTCCAGAAGCAGAGTACACAAAGACTAATTCGATCTATTCTTCAATGCGTCTTGTATTTATTAAAGTAGTAAAATTTTGGATTGTGCTTTCCACTATTATAGTTATATCAATTGTAGGTTGTGCGATAGCAAGCGTATTCACACCAAAACCCATAGAATTACCTGTGACTGCTTTACTCGGCGTAATTGGGACTATCGGCGTAGTTGCATTTGGCGGTAAGGCAGCTCAATCATTTTCTGAACCCGATGCGCTTGAAATAGATACCATGAAAGTTGATGGAACAAAAAAAGAGGGAAGTAGTTAATGGCCCAAGAAGAACTTTGCAATCCGCTTACACAGAAAGATCTATTAGACAATGATATAGTCTACCCAGCTGAATTACCTAAAGTAGCTGATGATATTCCCGCAAACGTATCTATTGGCGACGTAAAGGTTGATGGACCAATAGCTCCAGACGTAGTGATACTTGATCCCAAGTTGAGAAACATTTTACCAGATAAGGTTCCACTTAATACTAAATCACGAGCGCCATTACCTTCAGCGCCAGTAATAGGTAAGAGACATTTGAGTATTGTAGACTTCGGACCTCATCCTAATAAGGTCAACAATTACATATAAAGAGGTTTTAGATGAAAAAGTTAAATAAAGTTCTTGAAAATATATTGATGGAACAGCCTGAAGGAATTATACCCAGCATTCCAGAACTTGGTACTGGTTATGATATAGCAGTAGATTCTGAAACGAACATGCGCAAAGATGTATTAAGTCCAGCATACACGTATCATCCTAATATGGATTCTGATACTGAACCCGCCGATAAAATATTAATTCAGATCATAGATTATTTTATGAGAGGTGAATTCAGCAAAGCTAATATGCTTATTAAGAGTTGCCGAGATTTGAGAAACGGCACGTTCTTCTCTTGGTATCAAATGAATCAATTAATAGACTGGGTCAGAAATGTACACAAGTACACTAATATGGGTAGCCCCAACGACTTAAGCAGAAACTATTATCAATATCAATGTGATAAAGACAAAGAGATATTGGGTGTTTCAGATTTAACTAAAGTACCAGTCGGAGAGGTTATGGTTGATAAATTTGTAAAAGATGTAGAAAACGTTTTGAGAAGGAATACAGATTAATAATATTTCATAGGGAGATAATATGAAGGAATATATTTTAAGTGATGCGTCAAGAGAGGAGTTTGAACCAGAAGAAAAAGTACAGGCACCTGAACCTTTTCATCTAATAATATCACATGAGCTTTATGCTGCTATTCGCAACAATCAGGGTTTAGCCCATGCGAATAATAATCTCATCGACAAAGATTTTGCCCAAGAGTTTGAACAATTTAAAAACTCATTCAAGACTTTTTTAGATTTGCTTAACAAGAAAGACAATTCAGCATTTTCAGTTTTGTCTAACATAATGAATATGTGGGGGTATGGCCGACGATATTGTGGACAATGTGGTAAACCAATAATAGGTAAATCAGGTCACATTGAAAACAGATTAGTATGTAATAGTTGCAATGAATCCTATCGAATTACAAACGAACTTTACAAACGAGATACCAGTCCATACCGTGCTGCAAAAAAGAAATTTGACTATAATAAAACCCAGCCGGCAAAAACTACTAATAAGTCCGAAAACGCCGCACCGACAGCGAAGAACAACGCATAGATATAGATGTCTCTGTTAATTATTAATAATGTGGAGGTTTGCCAGTGGACAGTAAACAAAGACTCGACGAGCTTATAACTCAAACTCTTTATGAACAAGATCCTGAAGAAGAGGAAGATGATACTGACACGTCTGACAAGGACGCTAAAAATAAAGAAAAAGATAAAGATGTAGATAAGAAAGAATTAAGTAGTGTGGATAAGAAAGACTTAGATGACGAAGAAGGTAATGAGACTGATGACGATGAAGAAATAGTAGCTGCTATAAAATTTGACGATAATAAAGAAGAAGGTGGCCAGATAAGGTTATTGAACGCCGAAAAACTTAGCTCAATGACTTCTATTGAAAATATTCTAAAGTTATTCAAAATAGACCCAGAAAACGTACCACAAGGATTTAAAGACAAAATGGAAATCACAATCAATTCTCCGTTGAGTGATTTCAAAGACGATGAATATAAAATACTACTGATGGACAAGATCGGACAAATATCAATTAAGCGCCCAGACTTTAAAACAACAATCACTAAAAAATCAAAAGGCAATCTAGGACAAGAAGTACAAAACCAAATAGGTGGCGGTGAAGAAGTTCCAGGGGCGGAAGGCGCAGAAGAAAAACCGGCTGAAGAAGTAGATCTTAGTTATCTACCTGAGCTGGACACAGAATTCGCTAGAGCTGTAAAGGCTGAATTCTTTGATAGAATCCTCCAGCGATAATGAAATAACGCCTGTCCCTAAGAACTATTACTTCATAGAATCACAGATTTCACCACTTATATTAGACTGGCAAAAATTTTACAGAAAACAAAAAGACGTTGAAGAATATATCAAAAATGAGAAAAGTACAGACCCAGAAGTTGGGTATTACGAACTAACCATCAAACAAAGAGGCGACTTGCAATTCGAGTTGCAAGAATCGATTAGATTAGCCAAGCCGTTGTTAGAAACAATAATGACGGAGACTTACAAAATAATAAAAGGCGTCATCTTTAGAGCTGAGTTTCATAAGAGAGAAAAGTATAATATATGTTTTCAAATAGCTGTTGAGGCCTGCATTAAAGCCTTACCAAGATTTGATCCAGCACAAGGTACTGCATTTAATTACCTATCGCTAACTGCAAAAAAATCAATCATATACTATCTCATAAAAAGGGCAAAGAAAAAGCATTTGTCGTTGGACTACGAGTATCTAGACGATGACAATTTGAAGCTAGAAAACATATTGAAACAAGATGAAAAGTCTATCCGCAATTTAGAAATAGAAAACTTGAGCGATTCAATATTCAATTTAATAGAAGAGAAAAGCGAATTTAGAGGCTTAGCTGGCGTCAATAAGGAATTACGAAATTTCTTATTTTATACTCGTGGTAAATATGAAAAGAAAGAATTCTTTAAATGGTGTAGGTCGCAGGGCTATTCTTCTAACTTACTAAGGAAGTTTATTAAATTCTTGAAGGAGAACAAGGGCGAACTTTACAAAGAAGTTGGTGTGTATTGATAAGATAATCAAAAGAGGGATTTGTAATGAAACTAGACGAGGCAATGGAATTAGACGAAGTAAAAGGCAAAGGTGGATTCGATTATCGCTTTTGGTACTGGGCTAAAAAAGGTACATCTTCGTATGGCTTAGGTTATGCTAGACAATCAGTAGATGTAGATTTGACAAGAGCCAGTCATGATGCAGAAGAAGCTATAAAAAATATTGCTCAAGCATCAGATGCTTTAGATAAACTTAGCCCAGAAGAACAAAAGAAACAACATCCCATAGTAGAGAAGAAGCACCTTGAGAATGTGAAAAGGTTAAAAACAATGGTAGACCAATTCGGTTCACCAATTGTAATCCATTGGCTAAGTAGTATTCCCACTGAAAAGGCGGGTGATGAACTAAGAGAACCCACTGGCGAACGACCTACAATAGCGACAGTACCGTTAAGACGCAAAGATGATGTCACAGATTATTCAGGCCAAGATCTGAATTTTGCCTTACTTTATAGACAATCCAATACTAAAAAAGTTATTGAAATGAACGTTAAGTGGAACGCTATCAAAATAAATGATGCCGCTGGAGATACACAGAATACCCTAATTGCTAAATTTGCCAAAGAAGTAATTACAAAACACGGTAAAACACGCGAGGCTACATATGGTCGTGCCACGGCTATACCCGACATAATGAAAACATTACATTTTAAGGATGAAGCCTCCGGTACAGAAATTAAACCCTTTAGTACAGCAGATTACAAATTTATTGAAGGTGTAGGTTCAGAAATTGGTAAATTACGCGATGTAATCAAAGGTAAGTTCCCACAAATATTAAAGAGAGTCCGAGCGATATTTACATAAAATTTTTCAAAGGAGTTAATATGGTTAACGAAATTAAGGCAGATTTTGAGTATGCTGCTAAGGTGGGTCATAATAAATTAGGCAACGAAGAAAAAAGAGAACGTTTAAATAGCTTCCCAGCTCAAAATGATAAATTGAGTTTACATGATAAGGCCTTACAAGAAAGAGTATTGGCCAGGGTAAAGCTACCTAATGTCGTTTGGGATAACTTGATAAAGGATTTAAAGAATAAAGAAACCAAAGCGACAATTTGTAGCACGTACCGTATAAAACCGGCAGATCTAAAACAGATACGTAGGTGGCTCGGTTATTAAAAAGAGGTTTAAGAAATGAATACTACAGAAACAGTTACTCTGACTACAGACTCTAACTATATACCTGTAAAATATCGCATTGTTGAAATGGTTCCAGCTGCTACAGCTGCCACAACTTATTGTACTCTTCAGGTTGTAGATTATGGTTGGGACACAGAGGCGCACTGGAGAAATTATATAGGACATGCCATAACGTCGCAGAATCCTAGACCTACTGCCCCCAATGCATCAGTAAATTATTATCCTGGTGGCTATATTTATGGATTTGGGGGTGGAACTACAGCCGGCATACAAGGTACACTTGGAGTTCTTTCTGTAGCGCCATTAAGCACCGTAATAGAATATCCAATCATAATTCATAAATACTTCGTGAATTATAATGACAATTTTTCAACTACCGGTACAGCCCCATATGATTCTAGTTTTTATGCTGGTGGCGATACTGTCACAGTCAAAGGAAACCTTGGTACAGGTGGGGCGGCGTATTCACGTACAGATATTAGCTTTGTTGGACTAGAAACTCTAACGCGGGCAGATATAAGTTTTTCAGCAACTGACAATTCTATTAATACAGTTGGTGGTAGTTTCACAGCAGCTGGATTTGCAAACGGCCAAACAGGATTAACAGTTTCAGGCAGTTTATATAATAACTTCAATGCTTTTGCTGGCGCATCAATAGTTACAACTACAGCGACTAAACTTATAATCACTGGATACACAATAACAACTGAAGCGGCCACCGCCCAAGTTACAGTTACTTCAGGCAATCAAATTGTTACAGCAGCTGGTAACTTCTTGACTGCCGGATTCGGTCCGGGTCAAACAGGATTAAAAATTACAGGTAGTGGATCTAACAATATTACTTCTGGCACAATAGTAACAGCTACTACACTAGTTCTGACATTAGATCCTAGCACTGTACTTGTAGATGAAATTGCTGGAGCCACTGATGTACTCAGTACTCCTCTAGTTGCACCAGGTTATACATTTGGTGGATGGAGTACTTCTACTGATTGGAAGAGAGGTACGTTAGGTGCCGAACCTACGGGCGGCAAGATTTATGCTCCTTCGGCTACATTTGCTATGCCACCCCAAGATTTAATTTTGTGGGCTGTTTGGAACCCAATATATACTTTGACCGTATTGGCATCTGCTAGCACATGGGGAAGTGTAACGCCAAATACACCAACTGTAGTTACATTCAACTCACCACAAGCTATTACAGCTACAGCAAACGTTGGATATCAATTTGTAAACTGGACAGTAGTTCGAACACCGGCTATGACTAACGATACACAATTTTCAACAGGTGTTATATTTGCAAATCAAACATCAGCAACTACAACAGTCACATTAACTGATTACGCATTAACTAATGTGACTATACAGGCAAACTTTACTAAGACTTAAATATGATAAATCTGAAGAAATTAGTAAGAGGGCAGATTTTAAAATCTGAGCAAGATGCTTTAAAAGGATATTATATAATCAAGGATTTACCTATAGTATTAGATCTTATTTGGGCTAGAAAAACTAATACTTTGTTTTTTGCAGATATGTCTATAAAGGAAACTGAAAAGGAATTTAAACAGGAAACTTATATAGCTGAAGACCAAGTATTAGCCCGAAAAGAAATAATTAGATTGGTATATACCGCTATGTCAGTTAAGCCGAGCGATATCGCAGAAGTATTTAAGAGTATATAAGAAATGAGTGAAAATAACGAATTACAAGTTACCAAAAACGAAATAGCTAAATTAGACGAAACAGCTAAGCAGATAATAACTCAAAGTCAGGATGACCGTTTAAAGGCCGACGATTTATATAGCTACTATCAGGGTCTAATAGCTAATGGGGATACAAAAGGTGAAACACGAATTGCTTTAGCCAAGTCGTTAGAGCTTAGAGAAATGAGTGTAGGCAACTTAATAGAAGTATTGAAGTTGAAAACACGTCTAATGGAAAAGCAACTCTTATATGAAATAAAACGCCAGGACAATAGTAACATGAGTATAGGCAAACGTAATAGCGGATATGATACGACGAATATTATAATGGACATAGACCATGAGGTAAACGCAGATGAGCAAAATACGTAGAGATGACGACAGTAGAAATTTTCTACGAAGTATGAAAGAAGAATGGAATCCAGACAGAAGTCTGCCTTCCCAAAGTTACTCTTTTATTACTCCAGAACTTCCAAAAGATTTCATGGACGAATGTATGGAGATAGTAGAAAAACTAGATAAACGTCAAACTAAAACTGACGTAGTAAATTGGAAAGAGCGAGCTGAGATGGATGCTGTCACGAAAAGAAGTGGTAAATATTTAACGGTAGATGAAGATGAAACATACACTGATGTAATGCCAACCAAAGAAGAAAGAGAAGCTAGAAAATCTAGTAAGAAGCCATCAGCAATTAACGAAGAAACAAGAAGACCAGCAGCACCCAAAGTTCAGGTGTCTAAACAAGAGCAAAATCTAATGGATTATTTAGGTGGCGTCATGGACCTCCTGGGAGACAAGTAATGAGCGTTAGAGGTAAAAACTTTTACAGTCAATTTGAAGATGAAATGGAAGCCATTGAGGGTATGTTTGTTAATACTGATGAAGATATTAGTAATCCTGCCACTGCTGATTTAGTAGCTAACTTTGAAAGACAAAAAGCTGTTTTAATGGCCAAGAAGACTAAGCTCACACAAGAGTTAGATGCTACTGATAAAGAAATACAAAAGATAGACGCACAGATTGGTTTGAAAAAGAGCACATGAGCATGAGTAAATGGGATGAAGACGAATTTGACGATGAAGAGGAGCATTATAGAAAGAAGCGTGAACGTGTAGATAAAGAACATATAGAAAGAGAAAAAGAAAGAGAGCGAACTCTCAAAAGTCTCCATAAAGGCCAAGTGCTACAACACTCTGGTAGTTGGAACGTCACAAGCCCAGGCCATCCCGCGCTAGACAGTTTTGTTGTATTTTTAATCATACGTTCTTTAGACGAAGATAATATATATGGCGCAATCATAGCCAAAGCATCAACTGGTAAAAAGTTCTTATACCCAGATGTGAAAGTTGGACGTGATGAAGATATCGAACTTAATTTTGCTAATGTGGGTGGCTCAATCTTTTGGCCCAAAGATATGAAAGACACAAAAGATTTTCATAAAGTTGTAAGAACGGTATTTGAATAATGAACCTTGAAGTTGGAAAACTTTACTATAATGACTTTAAAGAGTGTATAGTAAAAGTTACTAGTAAAATTGAGAAGCCCGATGAAACTGGCGTAGATAAGCCATCCTCATATACGGCTACAGTTTTAATTGGCAATTTGACATTTGGCGAGCGCAATTTATTTTTTGCTGCTGATTCTAAGTTTGATAATCATTTAGAAGAAATCATAACACTGCTTGAGACTCGAAAAAAGAAAGTAATAAGATCTATTTGGAATACTATTCATGGCTGAAGATAATAAGAAGCACGTCCTTCGACGACTACAAGAAAAAATAATCGAATTCAATTTGCCCATAACTGTCGATAAAATACCTTTATCTGGCGAGTATGTCAAAGTAAAATATAACGATGATACTGTAGATACCGTAGACTGGAAAGCAGAGTTTTATCTTTGTAAAAATTTCTTTGAATACTTTGCTGATCAATATGGTTATATTTTAGACCCTAAAAACAAAAGAGTCTTTGCTTTTAAATCACACAAGTTCCAAAGGGAATTGATAATTCCCACGATATTAAACAATCTACACGTAATATTTAGAAAGTGCCGACAACAAGGCTTGAGTGTCATTTGTGGTATCTACGCTATATGGAAAGTAAATTTCAATATGGCCCAGGACGTAATGATAATTTCACGAACTGGTAAAGATGCACGAGACTTCAAAGCAAAGGCTATGGTAACCTACGATAGATTACCAGAGTTTTTGAAAACGAAAGCTACTCGCGATGGACAGAACATGTCCACACTAAAACTACTCAACCAATCTAAAATGGAAGTTAGAACAGCTGCCCAGGATTCAGGACGTGGTGTTACTGCTTCTTTATTGATACTTGATGAGTGTGCTTTCATGCAATACGCTGATGACATCTGGGGTTCAGCTTATCCTTCATTGTCTAACACTGGCGGTCAATGCTTTATAATTTCCACTGCAAACGGAGTAGGAAACTTTTATCATCAAAAGTGGTTACAAGCTGAAAATGGCGAAAGTGATTTTGCAGCAGTATATGTACCATGGTGGAAGTACCCTGGTCGAGATAACGATTGGTCTGAATATATTAACGATCATCAACAAGACTACATAGAAAATGAATTAGGTACTATTTCTGTAGAACAATTAAAGAAAGACTTAGCCGAAGAAAAAGAAAATGTACCAGATGCTTATTGGAAAAGATTAGCAGATCTTTATGTCCAGAAAAAAGAAGAAGAAGCGTTAAACTATAACGGCACAGGTAAAAAACCTTGGCTCAAGATTCAAAGAGATGAACTAGGACCCAGAAAATTTAATCAGGAAATTTTATCTAGATTCTTAGGATCAGGTAATACAGTAATAAGCATAGAAGCTCTTGAAAGAATAAACGAGCAGATAAGGGAACCAGTATTCACAGACAGCTTAGACGGACGTGAAACCATTAAAGGTTTGAATGTTTTTCAGTCACCAGTAAATGATATAACTTATACAATGACCGTCGACGTTGCATCCGGATCTGGTAGCGACTATAGCACTTTTCAAATTTTTAGAGATGATAGCTTAGAACAGGTAGTCGAATACAAACAGCAAATAGATAATAAATCATTTTCTGCAATAATAAAGAAAGTTGGTAAGCGTTACAATTTAGCCTATGTAATAGTAGAAACTAACCAAGGTATGTCTGTCTTTAATGAATTATATCTAGATGTAAATGATCCTTATCAGAATATGCTATATGAGTTTAAGAATAGATCTTATCGAGGTTTACATACTGGTCCAGCCAATAAGAAACTAATGCTTGATGAATTCATGATGAACATAGAAAACAACCATATTAAGATTTATGGTAAACGCACTTTAGAAGAAATGCAGGTTTACATTTGGCACAATAATAAGCCACAAGCTAGTACTGGTTATAACGATGACTTAGTATTGCCCATAATGTTCTTAGCCTATTTATTGAAGTACGGGGAACAAAGAATGACTACGCTTGGTTTTGCAACCGCTACACAAACAGTAGGCGTTCCTCAAGAGACCATGGCGGACGAACGCGTAGAAGAGATGAAATATTTCAAAGAAGAAGAGGCAAAGAGGGCAGTTAAAGATCTCTATGGCCTTGATTGGGAGACGTATAATTGGGTAAGCAAATAACAATACCATCGGGCATTCCCAATCCCAACTACAACAACAAATTGGTTAAAGCTAATTTTCTATTACTACATGATCTGCTTAAAAACAAAGCATGGTTGGTCTTTCAGCAAGTAGTAAAAGAGGGTTACAAAAACGGATGGATCCGTGAAATTACTCCCGATCTATTTAAAGCTATTTTTAGTGGCGCTTATAAATGAAAATCAATGTCAAAAACATTATAAGCGATTGGGAATACGAGATTCATAAGTGGAAGGGATTTGATATATCGCACAGTCCAAGACCGAAATGGGAATATAGTCTTAGTCGAGATGGTTATGAAGTTTTTGAATTTAGTCGGGGTGGGTATTTAACATTAGAAAGTATAGTCGAAAATCTTGAAAAAGCCTTAGATGAAGAGAAGAACAAAATAGCAATGATCCGAGCTTGCTTCGAGAACTAAAGGTTTTAAAAATGTCTAATTATTATTATGAACTACATAGAGAAGAAATATTGAAAAGCCGTAAAGTCTACTACGCAAAAAATAAGACAGCAAAATTAGAATATCAAAATGAATACATAAAACAACCGGACGTGATAATAAAACGTAAAGAATATATGAAGAAACGTAGAAAAACGAAGTCCTATAAAGACAACCATTATATAAGCCATAAAAAATATAGACAGACTGATAGTTATAAAGTTCATCTTGAAGCTCGAAATAAAAAATACAGCCAAGACCCAAAATTTAGATTGAATCATAGTATGAGTGTTGCAATAGGTGATGCTCTGACCAAGAATAAAAATGGTAGACATTGGGAAGATTTAGTGGGCTACAAGATGCCTGAACTAAAACAGCATTTAGAAAATTTATGGTCATCAGGGATGTCTTGGAATAATTATGGTAAAAACGGTTGGGTCATAGATCACATTATACCCAGAAAGTTATGGGAGTATAAATCATCTAACGACATTGAATTCAAGCAATGTTGGTGCTTAGCCAATTTACAGCCATTATGGGAAATAGACAACATAAAGAAAGGTGATGCCTGTTAATTTCGATATAAAAACAGTAAGATAACTTAAAGTTGAATACTGAACAGAATAGGAGAACGAATATGGGTATGACGTTACACAACTTCTTCCAGGAGCTGAATTACGTGTTGGACGAGCAACACTCTGAGTATATACATAATCTTACTGAAGTAAATTTGAAGCTTCTGACTAAGAGAGTTTACGAAAACTCGGAACTGGTAAGAAACGAGATCAACCGCCAGGTAAAGCTAACCAAGTATGCTAACCTTCAAGAAGTTATGCAGAGCCTTGATAAAGAAGAAGCAGCTAAGTTTGTTACTTGGATGGGTGAGAACATCTTTGGCGCTAACCAAATAATTATTGAAGAACTAGAAAAAATCCTAGTAAAAGGTTAAATGACGGACCTAACTGGATTAGTGTCTAACTTAAGCAACGAACTTGGTGAAGCATCTGAAGAAAAACCGCCGGCAAAATTAGTTTTAACGGCTAAAAAAATAGTGACATCAGTTCTAAGCAATCCAGATTTTAGGATGACTACTAGCGATAAAAAGCTAGAGAAACTCGTTGAAAATTATATCAAAAAGCTAGAAGCTTATTTAAAAACTCTTTAGAGTGAGGGATCTATAATGACAAAGAAATGCAAAGGCTGTGGCACTAAAATGTATAATGATGAAAAGTATTGCAAGAAATGTGCCAAGGGCAAATTAAAAGAACAGCTTGAATTGAATACTTTCTTGGCCACCTTAAACAAAGACTTAGAAGAAAATAAGGATTGCCTCGTGAAAGACGGCAAGAAGGGTATGGCAAAAGGTAAGAAAGTTAAGATGTTGGGCGGCAAGAAACCGATTGCCGGATATTAAAACTAAATGGTAGATTTAGATAAGTTCGTACTTGATTTAAATAACGAACTAAATGAAAAATTTGATTTGGCTACTACAAAAAAACCAGCAATGGTCAAAGTGGCCAAAATATTTTTAGATAACGTACTAACCAGCACATTAGAAAATATACAAGGGCACCGATATCACCATATGGGCCAGGAAGAAGCTAAAGTAACTACTGACTATATTAAAAAATTGAAAACTTATCTAGGCGCTCTATAAAGGATTTATGAGTCGGACTACAGAGCTAATAGAATACAGAAAACAAAAGCACTGGAAACAATTAAAGAAACTATACTCTAATGTGGGTTGTGAGCTTTGTGGAGCTAAAAGAAAAAAAGGCCGCGCCTTCGTAATACATCATCAGCATTATAATTCTTTAAACAACGAACAGCGTGAGGATTTGCAAATTCTTTGCCGCCGTTGCCACAACATGTGTCATGATATTATTAAGATGAAAGATGGATCTGATTTTGTGGCAGGTCTAAAAGACTATGTCAGAAAATATTTTATATACTGCGATACCAAGAAAAGTGTTAATATAATTAGCGAGGTGAAAATATAAATGGTTGGTATAATCTATTTAGCAACTAATCAGGTTAATGGGAAAGTATACGTGGGGCAAACCATCAAAACGCTCACTTGGAGAAAGGGCAAACACTATAACAGATTATCTGACGATGACAATGCTCATTTTCATAACGCTTTGAGAAAATACAAAAGAACAGATTGGACTTGGGAAATTTTAGAAGAAGTTATTAGTGATACCAAAAAAGAAGCTAAAGAAATTTTGACTAAATACGAAAAATATTATATAAAAGTATTAGATTCTAAAAATCGATTAATTGGCTATAACGGCACAGTGGGTGGCGACGGAGTCGTAGACCCTTCTGAAGACGTTAGATATAGTATGGGAAAATCTTGGAGAGGTAAGCGATTACCCAACGATATGAAAAAACTCATGAGCGAATCGCACAAAGGAAAACCATGTCCTGAAAGTGCAAAAATAAAAATAGGTAACGCTTTACGAGGAAAATCAAATTGGTGGAAAGATCGGCCCAAATCAATTGAGCAAAAAGAAAAAATGAGACAATCAGCTCTTAAGCGTTATACAACAGTTAAGGAGATAATATAAAGTGGATCGAAACAGGGAGATACAAAAGAAAAGCGAAATTATCCAGTCCTATTTCAACAAACTTGGAATCTCCAAGATTCGAGATTTAGCAACTATTGATCCTAATAAAAATAACGATGCTTTTCAGGCCTTTGGATCTTATCGAACAAATGTCGAATCATTTACTTCAATAGATCAAAGTAGAATGATGCGATATAGACAATATGAGCAGATGTGTATAACTCTAGATACTAAAATCGATTTATTAGATGGTAGATCAATTTCGCTTTCAGATTTAATAAAAGAATATGAGGCTGGTAAAGAAAACTGGACATATTCAATAGACACTAACAATGGTAACAAAGCAGTTTCAGGTAAGATTGAGTGGGCAGGAATAACAAGAAAAAACGTTGAGTTGGTTGAAGTTTTTATAGACAATAAATCAATTCGTTGCACTCCTGATCATAAATTCATGTTAGATGATGGTACTTACAAAGAAGCCAAAGATTTACAACCCAACGAACTTCTAATGTCGAAAGACCAAAATCATAGAGTAATAAAAGTTGAAGAACTTAGCGTTACAGAAGATACTGGCTGTATTACAGTAGCTGAATATCACAACTTTAGTGTATTAGACTCTATATACATAAAAAATTGTTATGTTCCAGAACTAAACGGTGGTATAGAGCTTTATGCTGATGATAGCTCTTTATATAACGAACAAGACAAGACTATAAACATAGAATCAGATAATCAAGAAGTAGTAGACGCTTTAGACAATTTATTTTTTAAATCGCTAGATCTTAATTCAGTGTTATGGCACATCGTATATAACACTTGTAAATATGGTGATTCATTCTACGAAGTAATTCCTGACAACTTTAAGAACCCCAGACGAATAAAATATTTAAGATTCATACCTCCTCAATTTGTTGGACGAAAAGAAAGAGACGGAAACTTACTAGAGTTCATAGTAAAAGTTCCAGAAGATGTGACGGTGGGATCGACAAGTTTTACATCTACGCAATCTCAAGAAATAAGTCTTAAACCTTGGCAAATAGTTCACTTCAAGCTGGATGACAAAGAGTTTGAACCCTATGGTAAATCAGTATTGGAGCCTGGACGTTTAGCATTCAAACAAATGAAATTGATAGAAGACGCAATGCTAATTTATAGGATCTCAAGGGCGCCTGAGAGGAGGGTTTTTAACATACCAGTTGGTAATTTGCCATATAGAGAATCAATGGCAAGAGTAGCTGACTTCCAGCAGAGGTATAGGAAAACTCCTTGGATAGACCCTCAAACTGGAGAAATAAGCTATAAAGAGAATCCCTTAAGTATTAACGATGACTTCTTCCTACCTAAGAGACCAGATGGCTCAGGAGTAACTATTGAATATCTACCTGGTGGCCAACAATTAGGTGAGATTGACGACGTTCGGTATTTCAAAGAAAAAATCCTACGAACCATGAGAATTCCCATAGCTTATTTGACTGGGGAGCTAACAGGTGATGTAGCTAAGACTTCTTTGGCTGCAATGGACGTAAGATTTGCTAAAACTATTGAAAGAGTTCAAAAACAAATATTACGTGGTCTAGAAAAACTGGCCACTATTGAATTAGCTTTTAAGAGATTTAGCTTAGATGACCTACAATCATTTGTGCTTAAACTAACTCCTGCTTCGAAAATTTATGAATTACAGAACTTGGAAATGATGACACAAAGAATTAATGTCATACAAGCTGCCATGAATTTGAAGGACGAAGCGGGTAATTTATACCTACCTACCGAGTGGATGTACAAGAATATTAGTAAATTCACAGACCAAGAAATATCTGTTATCAAACTAATGCAACAATCTGAAGCTGCTCACAAGGCGGAGATCGCCGCAGCAGCGGCTCAAGCTACAGCAGGGGCAGAAGGCGGCGGAGCACCTGGCGGTGGTTTAACTACAGAAGTACCAGGTGGTGGATTAGGTGGCGGAGCACCTGGTGGTGGATTAGAGGCTGGAGCTTTACCAGGAGCTGAAGCAGGCGCTGTACCTCCTGGTGGAGAAATCGCTCCTGCTCCAGGGGCCGCAGGAGTCGGTGGACCGGCCCCCGAGAATACCCCCGCTCCTACAGGTGGAGGTGCTGAATTGGCAGTAGCTGGACAAATACTAAATATAGCGAGTGAACAGTTCTTACTTGAAAATGAGAATGATATTAAGAAACTGATAAAATATGTGAAAGAGCAGCAAGAAAATCAAAAGATAACTAAAGATAAATCTGTAACTAAAGTCAGAGGAAAAATGTACGAAAACCATTTCAACCAACTCTTTATTGCTGGCGAACTCAAAGGATTGATTCGACGCAAAAATGGAGAGAACAATAACAAAAAGGAAATGTTAGAGGACTAGGAGGAAGGTCTCAATGGAATTTACATACAGTGATATTCGAATGGCTATGGCAGGCAACAATGAGAACGTAGCTAAATTAATAAAACAAAAGATAGCTGAGTCAGAGAACGCTGCCGTCGCTCTCGTTTTTGATGATAAATTGATTGTGTTAGACGAAGAGAATGATAAGTTCTACTCTGTTGATTACGCAATCGAAAGCGTCAACAAGCACGAGAAAGCTCTACTCTTGAAGACCTGGGAGCCGATCAATTTCATAGCTGATAATGAGTCAAGACTCGATCAGTTAGCCGAAGAGTTCTTCGATCCCACGTCGCAAAAAGAGATAACAGTTGGCAAACTGGTGGAAGCTTTTAAAATGAAATTTGCCGATGAGCCCCTAAAGAGGCTCTTAAACAGAACCTCCTGCGAAAAGAAAGTAATGCAGGAATCTGTAGAAAAGATAAAGGCTCTGAAGGAAATCAGAGATGTAAGAGAGTATTTTACTGACGACATTATAGACATCATTGAAGACCCTAAGATTGGGTCACTATATATTAGAATCAGTGAGAATGCCCCCGTACAAAGCACCGTTTCTAAAATCGATTTCAAATCACCTATATCCGTTTCACTATTTAGTGAATCATCTGGTAAGGTCGTTAATATGTCTGAGGCTAAGAAGATGAAGAAGAGATCGATGAATGTAAAACAGAAGGTCATGAATTCAACTTGGACCTCTGAGTCATTCAAAGATGATTTCAAGAGCTTCCTAAACGAACTAGCAGAAGCCGATGACGCAAAGAAGGTCATGGATAATTTTATAAAGCAACACGTTGAGATTACTATTCTAGAAGCTGACGAACTTGAGGATCTAATCCTAAAGACAGCCTTGATGATTGGTGAGAGTCAGAAAGCCGATTCAGTAGTTGAATTATTCAAAGAGTATTACACGTTGGATGAGTTCCAGGCTCTAAAAGATGAATTCATAACTAGAAATAATATCACAGCTGATGGAACAATGACTACCGAAGAGCCAATTGATGAAGAAGAAGAGGAAGATAAATCAGCTAAAGAAACTGCTATTGACGAAGATTCAATAAACAAGATTCTAAAAGTCCTCAACAAGATTAGTGAAAACTTAAAAGAGAAGACTTTGGAATTCAGATATACAAAGGGATTTATCTCCGCTCTAGAAGATGCTAAGGTCGGATCCATCTCAGAGGGTAAACTTAAAGAAATCCTAGACTTCTTGACTGCAATATACGAAGAGGCCAAATCCGAACAGGAGGACTAATATGTCATTTGACAAAACTAGGGCCAGAGCCACACTAGAAGAACTTCTAGATCTTGCTGGTGTACCTCAACCGGAACTCTTCGAAAATCGCGATCAGCAACAAGAAGAAATTGAAGCTGATTATATTGAAGAAGATTTAAGTGAGGCTGATGATGCTGAGCCAGGCGAAGAACCTGACGAAGACGAACCTGAAGCCGAAACTATGAAACCGCCTAAGGGTAAGAAAGAAGAAAGACCTGATGAAGAAGAACCCGAAGAGGGCGAAGAGGAACCCGACGATAAAGAAATTCATGATACTTGGAAAGTATCAATCAAAACGGGTGGACCTTTCAAGTTTGATATGTACGAAAATTATTTTTATATTTGGTATAGAAGCAAAAAGAGCGAACGAATAGATATACCACCTAAGTTCAAAGCTTTCCGCAAAGAAATGGCTAAACTCTTTAATAAAATTATGACGTACGTCGAGAAGGCAAGCTAAAATGGAAGAAAAAAATTTACTTACCGAATTTCAGGATTTCACTTACCAAGTAATCACTGAAGACAGAGAAGGCGGCGGACCTAAGAAAACTATGCTAAAAGGATTATTCCAACATGGTGATATTAGAAATGGTAATGGTCGAATGTATCCGAGACCTATTCTCGAAAGAGAAATAAATAAAAATATAGAAAAAGTAAAGACTAGAAATATGTTAGGCGAATTGGACCATCCTACGGAAGGAAAGATTCACTTAGACAAAGTATCTCATGTCATTACTGAACTTAATATACAGACTGATGGCCGTGTAATGGGTTCACTAGAAGTATTTGATGGACCGGATGAAGTTGGTGGAACACCTAAGGGTAGAATTCTTGGTTCATTAATTAGGAGAAATATCAAACTTGGTATCTCTTCTAGAGGCTTTGGTACTACAAAAGAATCTGGTGACGTTAACGAAGTACAGGACGATTTCAGACTTATAACGTTTGATATAGTCGCTGATCCTTCAACACCGGGTGCATATCCATCTGCAGTATATGAAGAAAAGAGTGTAGAGAGTTGGATGAGTGAACCACTACCACCACCTCCAACTAAGCCTTTTTCAGAAGTACTAAAAGAAAGTTTAGTTTTAGATAATTAGGAGGTTAGTTTTTCATGAATATATTGAGTGAGATTGAGCTTAATGAAAGGCAAGTCAAGGCCTTTAATGAAGAACTCAACAGATGGAAGGAAAAGAAGACTACCCAGATAGCTGAGGAAGTTAAGACACAACTCCAGGCTGAGTTCGATGTTAAGGCACGAGAGGCCGAAGAAGAGAAAGAGAATTTCAAAAGAGAACAAGAAGACTTAGTAGAAGAAATCAAAACCAAGATGCAGAAAGTTATGGTGAAGAGATTCACCTCTGCTCTCCAGAGCATGTACGAAGAACTTAAAGTTGAAGCTAGAAAAGATGTACTCGGTGACCCGAGGATTGTAGCCCTTGAAGAAATTAAGAACGTTGTATATCCATTAATGGATGAGACCGTTACCAAGGGATATGTAGATGAACTTGCTAGAGCTCTACAGATGATCGAGTCTAAGGAAGATGAGGTTGATAGACTGAAGGCCAAGCTAAAGCTAAAGGAGATTACATCCGCACTATCTCCAGTAGTTGCCGAAGCTGTTGAAGCTTTCGTTGGTGATGCCGCTTCCGAAGAAGAAGTCGTAGAGAAATACTCCAGACTAAAGAGCCTTGTAAACGAGGCAACTTATTCCGATATCGCCGAAGCCAAGAAGAAGGACAAGGACGACGAGGAAGAGGAAGAAGAGGAAGAAGAACCTTCCGAAGAAGAAGAGGACGACTCTGAGGAACACGAAGAGGGCGAGTCCGAAGAAGAGGAAGAGGAAGAACATAAGGGAAAGAAAGGAAAGAAGGGAAAGAAAGGAAAGAAAGACGACGAGGAAGAAGAGGAAGAGCCTGAGGAAGAAGAACCAGAAATGGAAGAGGAGGAGCTAGAAATCCGCCCATCCGTTCACTACGAGAAGAATGATTCTGACGAGACCAAGCAGAGATATGTAAATGAGCTTAATGAAATGCTAGATCTCGCTGGTATTAAGTAAAGCAATTAGAACACTTTTGGAGGTAAATAATGCTTTTTGATTATAACAGATTAAGGAAAGAGCAGAAGGAGAAGATCCTCGGAAAATGGAAGCCGTTCCTCAAGGGAATAGAGGACGAATATCTACGAGAATCCACTGCTATGCTTCTGGAAAATGAAGCACAATATCTAATGGAAGACCCAGCTACACAGTCTACGGACGTAGTTGGTATCCAGAAGATCCTTCTACCCATAGTAAGAAGGGTATTCCCCAACTTAGTCGCAAATAACCTAGTTTCAGTACAGCCTCTGGCTGGACCTACTGGTGTTATATTCTGGCTAAAATATGAATTCGCTAGTTCGAAGTCTACTACAATTGCTGGATCTGAGTATTCGGCATTCGGTACTAACCCCAATAACGTAGCTGAGGGTTACAACCCGTACTATTCTTCTGATAGCGTAGAAAGCTACACAGTGTCACTAGTCGATGGTGCTGGTGCTGCTCACTCTCTAGTACAGTTCAATGGCGATCCAAACTGGCTAAACGGTATTCAAGGTTCTAACTGGACTAACGCTACCAACGCTCTATTGAGCAGAGTTATCGTAAGGTTCACCGTTAGCGTAACCGCTACTCCTACTACATTCTCTACCTACTTGGTAGCATTCAATGGTAGGGCCGGCCAGAATTATTGGCAGATTAAAGAAACTGATCGAGGTGGAGCCGGAGTTCCTCTAGATTCTGCATTCACTACTCTAGTTGAACCAACAATTCCGTACACATTCCCAGTTCCTAATACACCAGGTGGACCATATGCATGGATTCCACAGAGCGGTGTACTACCACAGCTAACAGTAACTTATACTGACGCAACGCAACTATTCTCAGTAGACCTATTTGGACAGAACACTGACTTTATCAACGCTACTTATACGTTCACCGGTCTACAGTCATTCTATGCCTACCTACAGGAAGGGTCAACCGAAATCCCCGATATGAAGATCGCAATTTCTCAGTACCCCGTAACTGTAAAGTCTAGGAAGCTAAAGGCTACCTGGACGAACGAAGCTGAGCAAGACTTGAAGGCATACCACGGCCTAAACGCCGATGCAGAATTAACTGCATTGGTTTCAAACGAGATGATCGCTGAAATTGACCGTGAAATTGTCAACACTTGCTTGGACATTGTTCCTATTTCCTCATTCCGATTCTTGGACTGGACCTCTGATGTTTCTAACAACACCACTGGTAACTACCTTGATAGGAACAGGAACTTGGTTCAGGTCCTAGTAGAGCTCAGCAATGAAATATACCGAAAGAGCAAGATCGGACCAGGGAACTGGATCATCACATCTCCTAAGGTATCAGCTTATCTAGAAGTCCTTGAGGGATTCATCGCTGCACCGGCAGCTACTCAGGGCGGCCTTGGAATCGTAAAGGCTGGAGACTATAGAGGCACATTCGCAGTTTACAAGGATCCTCTATTCCCACCTAACAAGATTCTAATGGGTCACAAGAGCCCCAGCTCCCCATTCGGCGCTGGAGTAGTCTACGCGCCTTATGTCACGCAGG